CTGGTTTAGTGAAAGCGGATCCTAACTTAAACATCGTAACAAACTTAGAGTTTGCGAGCGAAGCGTTTACCGTAATTAATACTGGCGTGGCTACACAGGTTGTTGTGAATGAACCGAAGTTACGTTCTGGCGCGCTAGACTATGACACAGTGGTCAGCAACATTATCGCAAATCCTGATCTGGTGGCTAAGTTGAAAGCAGCACTAGGAGTATAGTATGAACTTACTCTATAAGAACTTTAAAGGATTAATGCCACGCTATGACGACCATCTCTTAGGGGATGGTTTTGCCACAACTGCGAAAGACGTAAATTTGTGGCACGGTACGTTACGCCCGTTTCGTGAGAAGAAGCTATGTCACGCGATCAAAGCGACAACGAAGTCAGTGTTTTATGACAACTGTTGCTGGAAAGAGTTTGACAAGTGCGTTGAATTTACGCGTATGAATACGACCTGTGGTAGACAGGTTGTGACAGGGTTATTTGATTACCCTGCTACTGCGTGTTCTGACGAATGTGAACCTAAGTGGATTCGCTTAGGGCTACCTTCTCCGAAGGGTACGTTATCCGTAGAGCGTCTCGATCCGTTAAAAGAGATCCAAAGTTGCTATTCAGAGAACCTAATTGACGCGATTGACTACCAACGTGTGTCAAGAACTTACGTTTATACGTATGTAAATAGCTGTTGTGACGAAGGCCCACCTAGTTATCCGTCTGAGCATATTGACGTTGATGATGGTGGCAGAGTTATGCTTACTGGATTTGCTATTCCACCAGCAGAATACGGTGTGGAAAAAGTGCGTATCTATCGCCTTGCTAGTGGATTCGACCAAACTAATACCACGATTGATAACTTTATGATTGAGGAAAAGAACGCACTGAGTGAGTTCTATCTTGTAGCTGAAGTAAATATCAACGACGGTGCGTTTGTGGACGACAAGCACGACTATGAATTAGGTTATGCTTTAGAAACGCAGGAGTATGCAGCACCACCTAAAGATTTACGTGGTATTATTTCTGTTGACGGTACACAGTTAGCTGGTATTACGGAAGGCAACAAAGTTCGCTTTTCTACACCTAACTTCCCACACGCGTGGCAGGAAGCTGACGAACTTACTATCCCAGATACGATTCAAGCACTGATTGAGTTTAACCACAATGTTATTGTTTTAACTTGTGGCGCGGTGTATTTGATTGAGCCGATTGAAGACTGTAAGACAGTTGGTTGTCGCAGAGTACGCAAGACGTTGGAAGACTATCCGCTAATTAGCTGTTGTGGTGGTCACGGTTATACACTTACGCCGAAAGGTGTTGTGTTTGCATCTATTGACGGGTTGATCCTGACAGACGGTGTTCAAGCGAACAATATCACTTCACCCTACTTCGCACCTGATGACTGGAAAGCATTGCACCCTGATCGTATGAGTGTTGCATACAACAGAGATAGTGTGTATTTCTTTAGTGATGTGGCGAGCTATTGCTTACAATTCCCCGTGAGTTTAGCGTCGTGGGAGAACTCTAATTTAATTGAGTTATCAGACAAACCACAGTTTGCCTTCGGAGCAAACGACGAGCTTTATTTAGTCGAGAAAGACGGTGTGTATCGCTGGGACAGAGGTGACAAACTACGCCCTTATCAATGGGTAGGGAAGAAAGAGATTTCCCCTACACAGATAAACTTTGCGGGAGCGAAGGTAAGCCGATATAATAACGGAGATGTTACGTTCAGACTCACTGGCGATAATATCTTAATCAAAGAATACGAACCGGTGGAGACAGAGAAATTCCGCCTACCAAGTGGTCGCAGAGATGTTGAGTTTCAAGTTGGCCTACAAGGTACAGCAGAAGTGTATCAAGTTGAGGTTTCCACAAGTTATAGAGAGTTAGGCACGGTATGAAAGTACAAACAGTAAAATTCCCACAAACCCCTGAAGCTACCCTTGAAGAAGTCAATAAGCTACGTGTGTTTATTGACAAGTATCACCAAGAGCGTTTTAACTACGAACAAACTATGCCGTCAGAAATGGTGGCGGTTATGTGGCACTCAGCCCAAGTTGACTTTCTTGAAGTTCTAAATGACGAAGAAGAACGTGTAGGTGTAGCTATGGTAAGTATTTACCCGAAAGGTGACGAAACTCGCGGTGCAACAATGATGGCAGCATACATTGACGAACAATATCGCGGGCAGGGTTTATTTAAGCAGATGATTGGATTAGCGAAAGTTGTCTATCGCGCACGTAATATCACCACGCTTGATATTCCGGTAGATAGTGACAAAGACTTAAGCTGGTTCGGTGGTCTATATATGAAGACATACAGATCGGAGCTGTAATATATGGCTGGTAGTTCTTGGCAAAACGTACCCATTAAAGAAAATAACTCTGCGTTTCCTGCGATTGTTCCAGGTGCAGACGCTACCCCACCTACGCCTTCTTCCTCAAAAGGGAAGGACGCCAATGACTTTCCAGGTGCGTTAAACGCTGGGTGGAGTGACTATTTCCAATGGGCGAGCAAGGACTACTCCGCGTGGCAAGCACAGTTCGATAAAGCCGAAGCTGCGCGTGTAGAAGAAAGTCGTCGTTGGTTGAAGTATTACGAGGACGTTTACAACAACGAAATGAGCTGGTGGAAGAAAATCACTATGTTCGCCTTGAACGGTATTCAGTTGTGGGCGTTATGGAAGCAGTTCCAACAACAACGTGACTTAGCTGATAAAACCTACGACATTGCAAAACGTGTGCAGAAGATTGCGGAAGAACTATTTGACTTCTACAAAGGCACTTACTACCCGCACGAAATTGCACTTGGTAAACAGATCAATGATTATTTTGCACAGCCATACTGTGCAGACTACGAAGGTACTGGTGCTAAGTTTGAAGAAAATATGCGAATGGCGTTCCGTAAATCACGCGAAGACGTTACTCGTTGCACTAGCTCTAATTGTGCCAAGTTTACAGATAGCGACGCATTATCTTGGGCTATTGAGCAAGCACAGTCTGTTGGTAACGCACGTAACGGTGCATATCGCTATGAAGAACTCCGTAAAGATACCAAAGACAATAAGTGGTTAGAGTTACGAATGAAGTATCTACAAATCGGACGTAACGTTTCTGCTGAAGGTCAGCAAGGTATTATGAAAGCGTTTAATACGTTTAGTAGTTTTGGAGCAGACCCAGGTGCTGCACTTAACCAGTTGCTGGGTACACTGTCAAGTACAGTCGGACAAATGATTTCTTCCCCTGTATCGCCGAAAGGACAGTTACCGGATATTAAACAAAGCAATCTTATGTATCAACCTTACTTTGCGAACGTTATGCAGTCTGGTGATATTCAGCCGGCTAAACCACAGAAACTTTCTTACACGGGGTAACAGATGGCTAATTTAGATAACTATAAGCAACTTGCAGACGCACAAGGGAGTGCGTACGAGAAAGCGTTAAAAGCCCGTGTAGATCACGAACTTACTGAACAACGAAAGAACTATACGTCTTGGGCTAAAAAATTTGAAGCCGCAGAAGACCAACGTCGTATTGAAGAAAATAACTGGCGAGAGTTTTACAAAAAGGTCTACGAGGAAGAAAACACGTGGTGGAAAGATCTTATCTTCTATGTGTTGAACGGCATACAACTCTGGGCGTTGGTTCAACAATATAACCAACAGAAAGAGATTGCCGACAGAGTTTATGACCTGGCCAATAGACAGCAGTCACTAGCAGAAGAAATGTATGGCCACTATAAAGCGCAGTATCAACCGCACGAAATTGCGTTAGGTCAACAGATTGACAACTACTTCGCTAAACCATACAGACCTCAGTATGATACGACTGGCGGTCGTTTTGTCGTTAATGCCCGCGCGCAGATGACAGGTAAGCGACGTGAAGTGTTGATGTGTGCTAGTCAATACTGTACTGGTGCGGTAAAAACAGCACTACGTGACTTAGCGGTAAAAGAAGCAAACTTAGTTGGTAATGCGATGAACAGTGCGATTAAATATGAGAACCTACGTGAACAACGTATGGAAGACAAATGGTTGCAAGTTCGCTTATCATTCATTCAAACTGGGCGTGGTGTTTCCGGACAAGCTGTTACAGGTATTGACGGTGCGGTCACAGCGTTTAGTAGATTTAACGCAGACCCAGGTGCTGCATTAAGTCAATTATTAGGTACTGCGGCATACACGATTGGTGGTATAATCCCTTCACCTAATTCTTCACGCGCTGCTCCGATTGTGGAAGCAACGCCAGCATACACACGTGGTTCTGCTACGACACCGCGTTATGTTTCATCAGTAGTAAAAGGATAAATTATGTTTATTATATCTCCAACTAGAGGTGGTTATCGCGGTGACGTGGTAAATAGCGGTTTTCGTCAAGGTAGACAAGACGCGTACCGTGATTATATTGACAACTACAACTTTGCATTAAGAGCAGACGCCGCGACAAATGCGGAGAACCAAATGAATGTTCAACGCGCAGCTAACAACTATGCGTTGCAAAATCAAATGCGCAGTGGCGCACGTAATGAAGCCTACAACTTCATCGCAGACAGTGGCAAGATCGACGACGCACTTACTGCGACTGACATTAACTTCGTGAAAAATGCTGACTTACGCAACCCAGAGACGATCCAACAATTAGGTGAGTCACAGGCTACACAAGTTAGAGCAACGCAAAATGCCAATGAAAACGCTGCTGCATACAAAGCTAACAAGGCACAATCCTATGTTGAGCAACAACCATTGGAAGCAGACGCACGTAAAGCTAAGTTAGAAGAAAATATGACTGATAGCCAACGTGGAAACGCACAGAACTTAACCGGTATGGATGCTGACAGATGGTTAGCGACTAACGGTGGAGAACTAGGATACGAAAACTTTATCAGTAATACAATCGACGACCGAGTTAATGCAATGGTAGAGGAAGCTAGACAACGTGGCGAAGTAGTAGACCCAGTTGAACTTAAACAGCAGTTAGACAGCGACCCAGAAGTCGTGAAAGAAGCGTACCAAGAGTATCTACGCCAGTTATCACAAGCTCGCAGTCAACACGCAGTGAGCCGTGGGTCTATGGTAGACAATGAAGGTAATGTTGAAAACTACCGCTCGTCTAGATCAAGTAATAGAACTACCGGTACAAGTTCTACTTCCGCAGAGAAACTAGGTAAGCCACAACAAAAGGCTTATAAAATGGGTGAAAGTTTTGAAGCATTTAAGAACGCTACTCCTCATCAATACGTATCAGCTAACACAATTCGCAGTGGTAACACACTCTACTTTGCAAACGGTCAAATGATTACTTTCCCAGAAGGTACGGATATGGAGAAAGTAGTGAAACAGTATGCAAACTATGATATGATGAATAACGTAGAACCAGTTAACAAAAAGGTGAGTAATTAACAATGTCGAAAGAATTAGAAAGCTACTTGGATAATAAAAACGTCCAAGCATTTTTAGGTTTAATTCGTGACACGGAAGGGACAGCGAAAGGTGCTGACCCTTATCGCGTTTATGGTGGTAGTACGAAGAACCAAATTAAAGATCTTTCCAAACCAGACTTCAAACGCTGGGGTTTCACACAAACTGACGGTAAGAAAAACACCTCGTCAGCAAGTGGTGCGTACCAGTTCCTAGAACGTACTTGGAATGGTTTAGCTAAACAACACGGACTAACAGACTTCTCGCCACGTTCACAAGACTTAGGTGCAATCGCATTACTTAAACAATCTGGCGCATTGGACGCAATTCTAAAAGGCGATTTCGACACCGCGGTTAAGAAAGCTAACCGTACGTGGGCGAGTCTCCCAGGTTCACCTTACGCACAGCATACCCGCAGTAATGAATATGTAGCTAATTCCTTGGCGAAACATTTAGGTGAAGACGTAGACCTGGCCAAGTACAAGATGCCGGTAGGTGGTGAAAACCCAAAGCAGAAAGCACCGACGCAGGTGAACAAGTCGACTTCGCAAGCAACTCCGGTGCAGACACAGACAGTATCGACTTCACCAGTGACAAACCAAAAGGTAACGACAACAAGCGTAGTGCTGACAGTGGTATCACAGATCTTGCGTTTGTTCCGCAAGCGGTAGCACAACTAAACGACGGTACGCAAATCGTACCTGAGAACCAAGCAGAAAGTGCGTTTCTACAACACGTGGCGAATAACCCGACACGGACAGACGAAGAAAAAGAACGTATCGCTAAGATGGGAATGTTCTTAGGCCCAGATAAGTTTGACGTTGACTTCACTGCACAAAAACGCGCTCAACTCCCTACTGAGTTGGACGAACCTTTAAGACGAATGATTAGAGAAGTATAGTTATGGGAAAATACGACACGATCCTATTCGGTGAGAGCGGAACGGAAAAACCTCAGTTCAAATCGAAATACGACAATATCTTATTCGGAGACACCACACAGCCAGCAGCAGAACCTGCTGGCGAAGTCGTATCTGAAACACAGGAAAATACTGAAGATCCATTAGCAGGTTTACCACAACAAGAAACTAAGAGAGACTATAAATCTTACTTAGGCGACTACGGTGTGTCTGCTGATTACGGTAACAACATTACTTACAGCGACCTTAACAAACGTATGGAAGCCGACAAGGTAGATACAAACGTTCGCCGTGAAATTCAACAAGAGTGGTTCAAAGGCTATCAAAAATACATTGACCGCCTACCAGAAGGTGATGACAAAAAAGCCCACCAAGAACATCTTAAAGAGTTGTCTGAACTTCCTACTACATATTTAGAAAATACGTGGACTAACCAAGCGGTAGAGGGTGCTAAACGCGGTATTGTTGGCACAGAAGCTGCGATTGAAGGAGTTAAAAATCTTGCACTTAGCCACGCAGACGTAATTAATGCTTCCGACAAAGACTTACTCGCTAAAGAAAATCCTGACTTGCTTGCTCGCGTAGAGAAAGCCGGCGGTATCGACTACATCCAGAAAATCGGTAACGCAGTAAGAGACCAAGAGATTGATCTATCTGGGGTGGGTTCAACTGCATTGTTCGGTGCAACTGAAGCAGAACGCAAACTAGGAACAGAATTAATTGACGCTTTATCCAAAGCACGTGCTAAAGACGTAATATCTCGTACTGACGCAGAAGGCGAAGAAGTCGTTATGCCTGACGGTACAGTTAAGAAAATGTCAAACATTCAAGCCGCTGATTACTACAATAAAGCACCTTCACGTATCGCAGGTGAGAAAGAAGCAGCCGAGAAGTTTGACGAAGACGTACTTAAATCAATGGCTACGGTGGACGGTTGGAAACATATTGCTGGATCTGCTTTCCGTTCTTCTGCGCAAAACGTTCCTACACTACTCGCAGGTACAGCAGCGATGATGGCAAACCCTATGGTTGGCCTAGCAATTATCAACAGTGGAAACATTACCGATCAACAACTTCAAGGTATTCAGAACTTAGCTGACGAAGAATATAAGAAAATTCACGGTGAAGACGCTAACGTAACTGATCTATCCGCAGCAGAGTATCTGAACTTCTTAGACAAGTTAGCTGGCGAAGGTAAAGTATCTGAGCAAGTTGCTAAAAGTTTCAAGACCGGTGTTGGAATGACACTCGCTGAACAAGCGACTGGTGGTGTTGTAGGACACTTAGGATCTGCTATTGGTGGTATGACTGTTAAATCACTCGCAGGAAGATTAGCTGCTGGTGGTGCTGCATTGGGTGTGAAAAGAACGTCAGAAGGTTGGGAAGAAGTTGCGTCTCAAATTGTTGAGAACGTTGGCAATGGTAAAGAGTGGAACGACGGATTAGCACAAGCATTTACGCAAGGTGTGTTCTCTGTTGAAGGTGCGTTACAAGGTGTAGGTAAAGGATTAAACAAATTACGCAACCGTAACAGTGAGAAGAACGAAAGTGCGGAAGAAGCTACTGAACAAAATCTAGCAGAAACAGCAGAACAAGTAGCTGAAACTAAATCGGAAGAACAAACCGAACCACAACCTGAAGTACAAGCAGAACCAACTGCTGACGACATTAACACTCAGCTTGAAGAAGCACGTGAGCAACAAGAACCTGATTTTGATCCGTTGCATACTCGCGAGTCGTTAATGTCAGAGTACGATGCGATCACACGTGCCATCGGTAACGGTGAACCAACGCCTGAACAGTCTCAACGTTTAGCGGACATTGAGAGTGAGTTCACAACACAAACTAAAAATGAGAAAGGTCAGACTGTAACCCGTAACGAGTTTGCTAAGGCTTACCGTGAATGGCAGACTGGCACTGGTGAGTTTGCAACAACACAGGACACGGTAAATGAAAGTAGAACTGATAATCGAGATGGCTCGCAAGATGTTAACGGGCAGCCTATCGAACAAGGAGCTGTTGTCTCTGACACCAGCGCAACGGAACACAGTGGTCAAACTAGCGAACCAGTTTCGCCAGTTGAAACCGAAACCACTACCGCAGGACATAGCGAGTCCAACACGGGGATTACTGAGAATCCTGTTGAACAACCGAACAATAACACGCCAGAAAGCGATTCAGTTGGGCTTGACGGACGCACCGGAGAAACAGACGGTGGACGACGAGAACAAGGAGAACTGGGGCAAGACGGAAGCCAACAAGGTAATCAACCTTCGCAAGCGACAAGCACTGGAAGCACAGACAGCGGAGTACGCGAACGCGCGCAAAGCGATAGCGTGGGAGAAACATTAACGCCTAGCGAAAGACTGGCATACCCTTCATTTATGTCTGACGAGGAAATCATTGCGTCCAAGAATAGACTAAAAGCGTTTTGGGAAGAAGCCAAGAAAGACGCGAATACCCGCGAGTTCTTAAAGGCTGACAAAGGTACGTATAATTCTAAGTCTGAAATGGTTTCAGCTATGCAACGTGCAATGTCAGAACATTTAGACGACGCTGAAACAAACGCGGAATTATTTAAACACGCGTCTTACCTGGCCAACCAACATAAAGGAAGAAAAGGCTGGGGTGGAAAAAGTGCTGACATCGCTTTACCAAACGGAGCTAAGATGTCGTTGTCTAACGTAATTGGTTCTGCGGAGAAAGCACACCGTACTGAGCGTAGTAAAAATGAAACAAAACCGGAAAGTAAACGAGATACTGTGGCTACTGAACAGTCCACAGAACAACCGGCTGTACCTAACAAAACAACAAAGGTTAGCGCGTCTGACCTTAATACTTCACGCAAAACAGATGTTACTAAGACCGGTAATGCTGAACAAAAACCTTCAGTTGCAGATAGTAAGGTAGAGAAAGAAAATGCCAAACGCCGTGCGATTGAAAGTGCGGTAGCAAGCGAAAAAGAACGTGTCGCACCAGAGTCTAAGTTCACGAAAGAATTTAAAGGTAACGACCTTCGCACTAACCAACGTAAAGCGTACGAGTTATTGAAAGGTGCAGACGAAAAAACAGCGGAAGAAATCCGTGAAGCGTTCTTTAAAAACTCACCTACTGCGTCAACTGCGTCGTTTGAAGCAGCTAAACGTGGGTACTTACGTCCAAATGCACGTAACCCTAAACACCAAGCGTTCGCAGGTAGCAAAGTTGACTTAGTTGGTTTTGACTTCAATGATAACCCAGTCTATAAAGACCAAGAAGTTGTCTATAATGATATTAAGAAATCAACTGCGATTGAAGATAAAGTGACAGAACTTCTCGCTAATCCAGACTTGGTTGAAGATATTTATGCGTTTCATAAGAAAGCGGTGGACGATGCGTTCAATGTTAAATACCTTGAAGGTAAACGTGAGCGTGTACTAACTGAAGCTCTACCGCACCTTAAAGACGCAGACGGTAAACCAATCACTGATACGTCGAAAGTAACAGACGGTGACTTAGTTGCTCTCGCAATCGACGAAGAAGCTAAGAAAGGCATTGACGTTAAGTCTCTCTTAGGTCGTTTCTTGAAACGTCTTAATGCTTTATTGTCTGCTGTTGTTGCAGTGGTCGGTGTAAGTGCGATGACTATTCCTCAAGACGCTCACGCACAGGCTGGCTTCTCTACTTATGAAAGTGGCCCACAAATCGCAGGTGTCTCACAGGAAGCAAGTAATACGATCAACTGGGTTAAAGCGACGCACGATAACAACGGTAAAGTGTTTGTTGTCGCAGACAAAAACGAGGGTAAGATCCACGTAGTAGATAGTAACGGTAAAGTTCTCGATACGCAAAATGCGATTTTCGGTCGTAACAAGTCTAACGATAACGTCGCTAACTCAACACCGAGTGGACGTTTCAAACTTCAGAAAGCACTCACGACTAAAGCGAGTGATAAGCGTGTATTCGGTGACGATGTATTAACTTTAACTGATACGGTAACCGGTAATAACGTAACTAAAAAAGACGGTGGCGTTATCGCAATGCACCGCTTGTGGAACAAACCAGAGCGAGTTAAAGCGATCAACTCTGCGACAGCGAGCGATAACTATATGTCTGCTGGTTGCATTAACGTGCCGACTGCGTTCTATAACTCGGCTGTGGATAACCTTGACGGGGCGATGGTGTATATCTTAGATAACAAAGACGCACCAAAAGCTGAAAACGCTCAGAAAACTGACAACGCTACGCAAAAAGTAGCGAAGTCTAGTACACAAACTAAGACAGATTTCACCAAAACTACGCCTACTAAACAAGGTAAATTCGGTGTTTCTAAAGTTAAGTTCAGTACGGCTGACTTTTCTAAGTTAGACACCAGCTTAACGAAAGAAAAAGTTAAACGTACGTTAGACCGAGTGCTTGGACAACACGCTAAGAATGTAACAGTTATTTCCCGTGCGGACTTTAACTCTACACAAGCTTCACACTACATCTTTAAAAACGGTATCGAAGGTTTCTATGACGACGCTACCGGACACGTGTATATTGTCGCAGATGGTATTCACGCACAAAATGGATTAAGCGCGGAAGATCGTGTAGGTTTCGTTGCTTGGCACGAAATGACACACTTAGGGTTAGATACTAAATACGGTACAGACTTACGTGCTATCTTACAGACAGCAGCGGCAAACGATACAATCGCAAAACTTGCGGAGAAAATCCAGCTCGAACGAATGAACCGTGGCGAAGCAGTAGCTGTAAATGAAGATATGGCGGTTGAAGAAGCCTTAGCTGAATTGAACGCTGCGTTAAAAACTGACAATGTGAAAGCATTAGAAGACCGTTACGGTGTAACTATACCAGAAGGTTTACGTAGCCAAACAGAGAAAGCCACCGATAACTTATTCACACGTATTCGCAACGTGATCCGTAAAGTGTTAGGTAAGCCAGTTATGACTAACCAACAGGTGAAAGACTTATTCGCTGGCTTAGACGAAGCTATCGCTAAACACGCTGCACCTGAGTCTGTTGCAGTCACCGCACGATTAAATGAAATCGCCCACGATGTGAAAGAAGGTGTTAACTTAGACGTTGACTACTCGTTACGATCTGCGATTGATACAATCAAGGACGCGATTAACCCGCACTTGGAAAAAGTAGCGGATAAATTATCTGGAAACAAACACGCAAGTAAGATTGCAGATCCTGCTGGTTTCAACCCTAACTCGATTGATACCACAGTAACGCAGAAACAAAAAGTGAAAGGCGACCTTTCACCACGTGAACGTCTATTCGAAGCTCTCGCAGACTCTCAATACTCTGCTATCAAATTTATTGGTGGTTACAGTACAGAGCTTGCTCACAAGATCAAAACAACTGTTAATGCCGTAGCGCACAAACAAAAACAGTTCCAGAAGAAAGTCTTTGCCTTCAGCGACAAAATGCGTGAAGCAGCGAAAAGCAGACCTGACTTGTACACTCGCAAGAACCGTCAAGCGATTGACACAGACGTAATGGTGGTAACCACGGCGTTGTCTGCGATTACTAAGTCAACCAGCGCACTATCTTCTAACGAAGCGATCCGTGAGAAATACCAACGTATGCTAGACGGTTTCGACTACACCGACCAACAAGGTAACGTGAAACACAAAAACGGCTTACGCGAAGAACTCGCAGCGTATGGTTACGACCCTGTTAACCAACAGGCAAACATCTATACTCCGTATCAGATGAAGAAACTTAACCAGATGTATGCGAAGGTCAAAGAGTATGAAGAAATCTTAGCAACGTTTGATAAGAATAAAAACGTTCTTCTCAATGAAGAAGGTCTTTCTCGCGAAGACGCATTGAAACAACGTAAGAACTGGCGTGGCCATAACGGTATGACTAACGCTGACGCATACAACGCAATTACAAAAGCAGTTGAGCAAGGTAAGTTAGACGTAACATACGACGGTAAACCTTGGTTAGACTACATTAAAGACGTTGGCTTTACAAAAGATAAAGGCTTCGCGGATACTCGTAAGAACTATGAATTACGTTACGACAAATTAAAAGTAGACGGGTTCTTAGCTCCGTTAGTAGACACTTACGTAGATACAGCGAAAGAGTTTTACAAATACCAATACGACAACCTTGGTTCTGACATTACGGGTCAAATCAATGAAAACCCATTCTTTACACCAACTATGGGTAAAGCGTCCGAGATTAAGACAAAATCAAATATGGTAGGTGATACTTTCTATATTGACGAAAGTCGTAAGATCGAAGAACGTATTAATGACGCAATGGCTGCGGAATGGCAAGGTCAACAAATGGGTCGTGCTTGGACTGGCTCTGGCACACTCAATAACTTGAACGCACTCGCTGCATTATCAGCTAAACGTGTAGGTCAGAACGAAGTAGGTAAAGCGATCTACGACGGTGGCATGAATAATAAATTCAAGATTCGCGTGGTAACTACAACGGATCCTAACTTTGGTGAAGCGAAAGGTTACTTAATCACTCGTACCAATAAAAACGGCGATAAACAGTTTGTTAAAGTATCGCTAGATAACGACCGTGCAAACGAAGCCTTGTTTATGGATAACGTGGTAACGCCTAATAACGCACTACTCGACTTAGCTCGTGCTATGCGAAGTGTTCAGTCAATTATGATTACGATGATGCCGGCGTTCTCTGTATACAATGCGTGGCGTGGGTTCGGGGAAAAACGTTCTCAAATCAAAGCGTTCGCCTTGAACGACAAAGTGGGTTATTTCTTTAGTGATCTAAAAGACCAAAGCGACGGTTTCCGTTTACAGTTTGCAGCAGACTTATTCAAACGTAGTTATGCGAATGTATTTAGCGGTATTATGAATCGTGGCTACTTACGTGCTGCGGTAGCAATGGCCTTAGAGGAAGGTGATAAATCTCCTACTTCGTCTGCGTTTAGAAACTTCTTGTTGAAAGATCCTAAAGTACAAGCGTCGTATGCTAACTTGAAAGAGATTGCGAAAAGTGGTGGATTATCTTCCCGTGCTGACTCGTTCCAATTCAGCCAAGAAGAACTACAACGTGCGTATGAAAAAGAAGGGTTATCTGGTGCGTTATCGCGTAAATTTGCACAAGCGCAAACAAGAATGTTGACATTCACAACTGCTATGGAAATGGTGTCTACATTGGCCACCGTCGATACGTTGCAAGATATGGGATTAAGCAAAGAGAAAGCGATTGAAGCTAACTTATGGTTTATGAACTTCAACGACAAAGGTGCGTCAGCTTTATCAAGTATCTTACGAAGTGTCGTACCATTCGCTAACGCAACTGTACAAGGTGCGCGCTCGACCACTCGCGGTTTAAACACCAAAGCAGGTTGGGTAAACTTCTTCCGCCAAATGCTATTTAGAGTAGCTTGGATGGGCGTTGGTGCGATGGCAATGGAAATGTTCCCTTGCGAAGACGAAGGCGATAAAGAATCACTCCGTGATTATAGCTCAGGTGAACTTATGCGTTCAACTCCGTTTAAGATCGGTTGTTGGGGTACAGTGCGTCTCCCTATCGCATACGGTTCAGATATGATTGCAGCGGCAGCAGGTACGGCCTTATACCAAGCAGCAGTGGGTAACTGGCAACCTAAAGCAGCAATGGCTCACGTAGGTCACGCAATCTCAGAAAACGTGAACGTCGCACCAACACCACCTGGCGATGCGAACTTGTTAGAGCTATTAACTGCACCGATTACTCCGTCGTATTTGAAAACAGTACACCACGTAATGCAGGACAAAGACGACTTTGGTAATAAACTTTCTCGCCAAGGCACAGACAACCTCAAAGAGAAATGGGCGGCAGGTAAGAAAACCACGGCTGACTTCTGGACGTTAGTCGCACAGGGCTATGACAAAGCAGGGTTGAACTTAACCCCAGAACAAGCGAGATATACATTCGCAAGTTTCGTACCAGGTGTCGTAGATCTTATAGACGCGATTGATAAACCGCTTCAAGGGAAAGAAGCAGAAAACCCAGTTATCGTTCGCACAGAGAAAGTTGCACGTGCATTAACAGGTTGGAAGACTGTTCATAAAGCACAGCAAACACCTAGCCAACGTACCTTCGTACAGGTAAATAACAACCTGGCCAACTATAAGAAAATCAACGACGAGATCTTAGTGGCAGCAGAACAGAAGGAACTTAAGTTTGGTGCAGAAAGTGCGAACACTCAATCTTGGTTAAAACGTAAGATTGAAGACGGTACGTTTGACAAGGATGACGAAGCCAAGATTAAGGTAATCCTTGACTACCATAAACGCCAAAAACGAATTTCAAGTTCTTCGCTAAGTGCGGACAAAAAGAATGAGAAATATTATGAGAGCAACAGACGCTATCTCCAAGAGATGCACGAACTAGAGGATCGCTAATGATACTAAGAGCAAATAATTTTACGAAGCAAATTTGTCTGCGGATTAGACGTAATGAGTTCGCAGACTGTTGCGAAAAGGTAGAGTTGCATATTCTACCGCTACAATGCGAAGAACCGCCTAGAGTGAAGTACGTTTGTACGCCTTGCGGTGGTGTAGAAACCATTGAAATAAAACGTGAACAACCACTAACTTTAGTGTATGATATGTTCAACTACGATGACGATGGGAAACTCTGCTTTTTACTCGATAAAGAGTTCACTAAGTTAGACTGCGGTCGATATGTTGCAAAAGTTATCGCCTGTGGTTGCGAGGTGTATGAGTTCCAAATTGACAAACGCGAAAGCGTTAAAGTATCCGGAGTCGTAGCTGATAACCGAAATAATTGCTGTGAGGGTAAATATGGTTGCTAAAACAATGCCTGGCTTCTCTACGAGCCTTACGGCAATTTTAGAAGCAGACGACACAAGTATTCCACTAAAAGACCCACGCGAAGCGTTAAATCGCCTAGCACAGAATGAATGGACGACGTTGTTGATCCAAGACACTGTTGGGTACGAAGTTGTCAAGCTGATTAACCATCAAGGTGAACTCGCTATTGAGCGCGGACTAAGTGGTACTGTCGCGCGTCGTTTCCCTAAAGGGGCGTGTGTGAACTTTGCACCAAGTGATGAATTAATTAAAGCTATGGTATGCGATACCGATTGTTGCGAGAATGGTGTTGATAGTACCTACGGTACTGCCGCTACTGCTCCAGTTAGTCTTGAAGTTGAGCAATTACCTACAACTATTACTGGCGGGTTAAACTCGCTTTTAGGTGAACCCGTTGGGTTTATGTTAGTTAATGGCAAAAAAGTGCCTTACTATGACTAGAGGTTGAAATGCAATTTTTCAAATTTAAAGACTTAGCTAAGTCTTGGAGTACGTGGGTATTAGGAGCAGTGACTGTTGTCCCTGTTCTTGATGCAAACGTACAGGCGTTTGCAGATTTCCTTCCGGAAAACTGGAAACCATACTTCGTAACTGCGCTAGGCGTTATTGGTCTTATCGCACGTTCAATCAAACAAAAGGGGTAAATTATGGCTTGTGGCGGTTGTAATACATTCGCACCTGTAACGAAAGACCAAGTGGAGAACATCATCCAAAAGGCGATTGATACGGGTAAAATTCAAAGTGGGTTAAGAACCTGTGAAGGTGAAGACCTACCAGCGAAAAGCAAAGTTGTTATGTGCGGCGACTTTGATGGTTTCCTAAAAGAATCTGACTTCGACAAAACCATTGTCAAAGGGGCTAACGAAGCTAACAAGTTTGGTGTTAAAGCTAAAGCTAACGGTGGACTAGAAACTGGAGCTGACGGAGTCGGTGTTAAAGTAAAAGAAAACGGTGGGCTAGAAACTGGTGCTAACGGTATCGGAGTAAAAGTTAAACCTGCTGGTGGACTTGAAGCTACTGGCGACGGTGTTGGCATCAAAGCTGGCGACGGTCTTAAAGTTGGCGAAGACGGTTCATTACAAGTTGGTGAAATTTTCACTAAAAAACCGGTTACCGGTAAAGGTACGAAAGCAGACCCGTTATCAGTTGAGTTTAGCAATAAAGACTTTATTTTGAACCCTGCTACCGGTGAAGTTACTCTCAAGCCTGTGAACGTTGAGCAGATTACCAACTTGAACACTGGTTTCCCACAGTTAGGTTACTCTGTTTATTACGGTTTCGTTAATAAAGAGCGTGGTCAATATGTTACTGGTGTACCAGCTAACGTTATTAGTGCAGACGTGAGTCAACCGTCTACTACTTCATTAGGTGAAGTAACAGGTAATACCGCATACGATTTCAACGGTTGGCAAATCGCATCTCCTGAACAAGTAGACCAATATTTAGTTGGTGCAGACGACGTAATTTGGCATCGTACGAACGAGGGCGGGATGAACCGTGACGGTTCTCTTAAAGACCCTAGTGGTTGGTCAACGTGGAAGCGTGAGACTAATGTTGCTGTTACTGTTGTTCAAATTAACGCTTTACAACAACAAGTAAACGATCTTATCAGACGTGTTGCTGCGATAGAGGAAATCTTTGCTGGCTTCGTTCCGTTGAAAGACGCAAGTGGTACAGAACAAATTGGTTTAATTAAACCATAAGGGTAATTAATTATGGCAAACAAAAATGCAAAAAACGTAGCGAACGCACAGGACGTTCACGTCGTTACCCCTAGTAATATGGGAAAAGGTATCAAATATAATGAAACCACAAAGCAATATGACGTGTCGGTTGGTAGTGGTCTAGTCATAGACGAAAATGGTGATGTTGTTACTGTCAATAAACCTGAAATTCGTACCTATGATAATGGGACTGGTAAGATTGTGCATAAACAGGCTATTTCCGACGCTGGTGGGTTCATCGAAGTAAGTGGTGTAATATCCTTACCTCTACCTAGCGATCCAGCGTCTCTAGTTGGGGTCGGTGGGTTAGACCCTCGTATTGCTGCTTATCAAGAGCAACAACGAAAAGCGACAGGTATTAGTAGCCTTATCGTTTACGGTGGTACGGGTAAAGCGGATGGCGCTGCTTTAGGTATGACGCCTGCCGGTGTAGAGTTTTACTACCACGAAGTTGGATTTTCATTACACTTAGCAGACTATGGTATCGACGAAATAGTATCAGCTGTTGCTACGACCGGTGACTTACCGGGTTGGAAAAAAGAAACAGCGTGGGTCGTTTCTTCATTCGAGAAACAAGCCGATGTGCCTATTGGTATTCACGTTTATATGACACCTGGTGACACAGCTTGCTCTGTGTCTTACTCCATTAAAGGTACTAAAATTAGTAAATAACAAAAACCGTCGCCACAACTGAGTGGCGACAAGCCAACAATAGGAGAAATTATATGGCTAAAATTAAAGTAGTAACCGAGCGTGACATCGGTAAAGGTTTAGAAATCGCAAACCAAAAATTAAACGTTGTTGTTGATGACGTAACCATCAAAATCGTAGACAACAAACTTGTTGCTCAAATCCCGGAGTCAGGCGTTGACTTACGTGTAAATGCAATCGCAGCGGATAAAGCAACTGGTAAGTTAAAATTAACCGTGGCTGATGCGAACGATGGTAACCAAACTACTGTTGAAACCACACTTGCTGAATTATTAGTTGTTTCTGCTGAAGCAGATAACCTCGCAGAAGTGAAAGACGACGGTATCTTCGTTGGCAAAGCGAAAGTGGTTGAAGCGGTTAAAGATCCTGAAACTGTTAAAGCTCTTGCTGAATTACTCAAAGGCGACGAGTTACAAGGCTTAGACGGTACGACCATTGGCTACGTATTACCTAAAGCTGAAGAAGCAGCAGCTTAATTAACACAGGGGGAGTAATCCCCCTTTGGAGTTTATATGGCGGTAAAAAAGGTTATCCGACCTGAAGATCTACACGACGATGACTTCGACATTGTCGATAACAAAGTCCGAGTTCGACCAACCATTAAGATTTACGACGTTAAGTACGTAGCTCCCGACAGCGTTATTACTACACAAATGGCAGTGGATTACGCCAAAATTGGTCGACACTACCTTTCTGTCGCAGGTATTCAAGGTAATATCCACCTAGACTTTAAGATGGTTATCGACTCTGGCCCTCGTCGTGCATTGTACACCCTACCACCTGAAGCACCAACTCCGGTGCAGCTTATTGAGGAGCAGACGTTTGACGGAAGTTCTGTTTGGGTTGATGCAGGTTCTCGTACTGTTATGGGCAATGGTCTTAAAGCAGGTACTCGGTATATCCTCAATCTTGGTGGGTACTTTGAATGACGAAAGTAATCAGACCTGAAGACCTACACACCGCAGACTTCGTGATTGAGGGAAATAAGGTGCGAGTACTCAAAGAGTACAACTGGTATATGGCTGAGTTCGCACTCGACAAAGATACGCTTACGACTGAAAATGCGAGGGCGTACTTCGACCCGCAGTTTCGTATGGTGTCTGTGCTTGATGGTGTAGGGAAAACTCATCTTGAGTTTAAGGTACTAAAAGATATTCCCGATGGCTCGGTTATCTTTAAGCTACCTGAAGACGCACCGAACCCCGTAGACGGAGCAAGTTTACAAACTTGGGACGGTGGGAAAGTTTGGTACAACAGTAACAACAAAAACATCTACGGGAAAGGCTTGAAAGCTGGCCGTGTGTATTCCGTAGATTTAATTGGATTTTTTGGAGATTAATTATGGCAGAAATTATCATTGTTCGTGAGTCTGATTTAGACAATAACACGGTTAAAGTGGTGGACGGTAAAGTCACCGCACCAGGTGCAGTGCTAGAGTTATTAGAGCCAACCACCTTTGTTGACACAGACACGCACTATGTTAAACGTACACCACGACACGTACTACACCGGGAAACTGGAGCAGTGTGGGACACAACCATAATGGAGATGGTGGAACGCCCAGCCCCTCAACAAGAACGTTTCTTATACACACCAGTCGCAGAAGTTAACACTGTGGCTGACAACTTCATTATTAAAGCTACAAGTGCTATTGACGACCACACATACAATGAAGTCGTAGGTGCGTTTAATCGTGCGGATTACACCAATGCGAGAGACTTTAATGAGAAACACGTAGGTCAGAAATTGACATTCACTACGCCTGAACGTTTCTCAGGTAACGCTGAACCTGGCAAAATTCTACCAACAACCATTGAGGTAGACTACCCGCAATTACCTTATAAAGAGGGTACTGAAAAAGCTACACTTAATGTGTTTATGGGTGACCCTGACTTACGTATTACCTACAATGACGCAGCTATTGGTAGTGATGCGTATGGTATTACCAAAACTGTTCATTACAAGCTCTATGACTACAGCGGTAAAGTATTCGAGGGTACGAAGACCTTTACTGGTAATAGTGTTACCGGTGAAACCCTTGCGGGTGATATTGACTACGTTAAGACAAATATTTGGAAAGTTGAGTACGCAGTTGATCCGTTCCACGTCTCGTCTTTCTTCGGTGATGTAACAGTCGCTTCACAAGCGATCACACAAGAAATTGGCGATCATTTATAACCCATAGGAGAAAATTATGGACGCAAAACTTGACGCATTCGAAGGGTTTGACCCTACGCTAATCAAAGGTGGTGGTTGCTCGTGCGAAGGGGGTGTTTATTGGGATATGATTACCCAGACTTATAAACGTGCCCCTGTCGCTAAACCTAAAGCTGGTGCTGACTGTTCGCAAGTTGAAGCTGCATTAAAACAAGCTCAAGCTGACAAAGCGAAGGCCGACGAGAAAGCAGCTAAAGCAGAAGAAGCTAAAACCGCATCGGAAGAAAAAGCAACGGTAGCAGCTAAAGCCTTAGAAGCAGCTGAACAAGCTAAAGCCGAAGCAGAGCAAGCTAAAGAAGCTGCTGAAACTGAAGCGGAAACTGCACGTTTGCAAGCCGCTAACGCTAACGTCGCTAAAGACCAAGCTGAACGTGACAAAGAAGCCGCGCAAGCGTCTGAGGCTACTGCGATTGCTAAAGCAGAAAAAGCGAAAGAAGACTTAAACGAAGCTCTCGCTGAACTTGTTACTAAACAAAACGAGTTGACGGCTAAAGACGCAGAAATTGCTGAACTCAAACGTAAACTAGAGGAATGTCAAAATGACAAATGTCCGGAAGTAGACGTGGTTTCTTTAGGTGATGAAACCGTGTTTAGTGGTAACTCCTGTGAAGAAGTAGTAAGTATTGGTGAGGTTGAACCAAATCGTGCTGAACCTGAAGACCACTTATAATAAAGGGTGCTAATATGTCTTGTGGCGTATTATATATAATCTTTGGGCGCGATACGCGCCCTACGCAAGTAATCAACGTTGTGGTAAGCGTCTTATGGGCTATCGCACTCACCTTACATACCTACGGGTATATGCAGGTTGAACTTCCACAACAAGTTGAATCATATAGCGTTGCGCTGTTACGCATTGTAACCGCCACTGTGTTCTTTGGTGTAATTGGTTTAGTTACCCGTGGAAGACCGCATCAACTATTCAAATCATTTGGTTTAGTTTTAGGTGCGTTAACACAGGCGATATTAGCCAACGGATATGTTTCGCAATTCCCCCCACTAGATATGCAGATGGTTATATGCGCAGGGCTAAGTATTTGGTATCTGTTAGCAGTATTCTACGTATTTAGATGTGAGGGAATAAATGAATGAATTAACACAACACATTGACATTATTATAGTTGTGATTGGTTCTTCTCTTGGCTCAATGAAAGCGAGTGTTGAGTTAGATAAGGGCAAACCACTCTTTCACCGTACACTCGACATTATTATCGGCGTGTTCGCCGGTGTAGCAGCTACGTTCCATTTCGGCGCAGAGTTTAACGTCTGGCTGAACGCCCTTCTCGCGACAGTTGGTGGGGCAAGTGGAGCAATGGTGCTTGAAGTTATTTTACAAATGTTACCAAGCATTACCAAAAAAGTTTTGAAGAAGTATATCTCTAAGTTTCTATAAATAAAAAACCCCAGCTTAATGGCCGGGGTTTTTCTTATTCTTCGGTTAATTGTTTGTTACGTTCAAACTCAATCAGCATTTCGATATAGTGCTTCGCCTTTTCAAGATCTGCAATACCGTTTTTAAACGGGTAGCGAACAACATACTTGATCACGTTACCTTGCATATAGCTTAAGTTATTAGTGTTGATAAATTCCACTGGTTGAATTGGGAATTGTTTATAGTGGTTACCACCGACTTGCTTGTCTAAGGCTGAAACTACAACCGAAGCTTTCATTGGTATATCATAACCTATCTTTTCATCTCTGTTATCAGCTTCCATAATTACTCCTATAATTTTGTGTAGAATGTTTCTAAATGTTCGTTGTTAACTGCGCAAGTATACTTCTTATCGTCGAGTAAGTAGCTACAACTTGTGTAAGTAATGTCTTCGTCGCAGAGTGCCTTGTAGTGGTTATAGGCGAAAACAAAATCGACTGCGCTGTGTGCATCTTCTTTAGGTAGTTCAAGTCCGTCAATGTTAGGCACTTTCGCCAGTGCTGCTTCCCAGATACCTTCGCTATCAGCTTTATATGTACCCGCTTCTTTCATCTGTTGGAACTCTAACTTAAGCGATACTTGATCAATTAGTTTAACTAACTTCTCTGCACCTAAACTGTGTTCGTGCTTGATATTTAAATGCCACAGAATAGCTCGTTGTACGTTGTTCTCTAATCGATCCCAGTCGTTGCCTGCTACGTCTTTAACTGGTGTAGCAATATCTCCAATATAGGCTTCCTGTGCGTCGTGCATTAAACCTAACAATGCGATATGCGGGTTACCCGTTAAGTAATACAATGCGCCAGCCACCCAGATACTGTGACTCGCTACGTCCATACCATATCCATTGAAGCGTTTAACGTGACTAAGTAAGTCTGCGATTTCTTCTACGGTAAAGTCGTAACCTTTTAGGTCGTTAAAATTAATCACCTTCCCACTCGGAAGTGCCTTTAGCCCACTCAACTTCATCGTTCAATACCTCAATGTTAATTTTAATTCCGTTCTTTTTGCAGAACGCTTTTAGCGTATTCACTCGCGACTCAAACTGAATCGCAATTTTGTTTTTATGGTAAACAGCTCGTTTATATTCCGCCATACACGCTTTACATCTTGAACCTGGTTTACCGCCGTGGCGACGCTCGAATAAGTCTAGTGGCTTAATCTCGCCGCACTTCAAGCATTGTTTTGTTAAACACATAATTTATACCCCGTGTTAATGTTGTAGCAATCGAACTCAACCCCTTCTTGATCAAACATCGACCCTTTTAATACAAATCGCAAGAAACCTGCGAGTGGTATCGTACCTTCGTAATCTTCGATTCTTGGGAAGTTCATTTTTTCCCATAATTTATATGCGACAGTAATTTCTCCGTGCATTGCCCCTACCGTGACAAACGCGTCGTCAATTTGTACAGCATCACCTGCGTAATTAAGCAAGAAAACTTTTCTCTTTTCCGTAGGGTGAACGTCGATCATAAGGCCATAGAAATCTTCCAACACTTCTTTACTTAAAATCGACCGCACTTTTGCAACCACTTCCGGATCAAAACAACTCTCTACTACTTCTTCGCCTAGCGCACATTCCATAAATGAACCGCTGAACACATAATATCTGTCAAGCTCACCTATTTTAAGATGCTGTATCTTTGTGGATTTAGTCGTTACGTAACCGCGATAACATTTTCTATCAGCGATTAAGAAGTTACCGTCATAAACGATTTGTGTCATCACTCACCCCTGTGAATATATTACGGGTATCGCTACCCATTCTGTTTCTACTATAACGCCCTTCGCAGTTCTATGCTCATACATCTGTTCGATTACTTGTGAGCTACCGCTAACTACTACGCGAAGGTTCATTGTTGGAAAGGCTGAGGTTTCCTCGGCACTTTCCGGTTTCTTTTTGAATTTAGACCAGTCCTTACTCATTGTTCTCCTCTACAATTTGGTCGAGGGTTGATTTAACTAGGTCGTCCGCTTTAATCACCCAGCAATACGATCTACCAGAGTTTTGCGGTAAGCCCTGCGATAGCACTCGTCTTGCACTGGATTCGAGAAGTAGACCACGTTGGCTTAGTGCTTCCCTTACAGAGTTGATACCTACACCACGTTTGGCCAGGAACTCTTTTAATGCCCCCGTACGGATAAGTACATTGCCTGTGTCCTGTTCGTATCGCACGTTCAATGCACCTTGCGGGAACAAGCGGATCATAGTCGTACCTTCGGTTGTTCCTTTGTCTGTTACCACAGTATTACGTGTGTTCTCAGCCAAGAAGCCAGCCAGAATATCAGTAGGACTAAATTCGTAGGTGTCTTTGTTGTTGCGATTTGATTTCACGATTTCGCATAACTTGTCGAACACCGCTTTCATATCCCACTCAACTAAGCCCATTTTGTTAGCGAGTACACCTGCGACGTAAATCACAGAGCAACCTGTTACCCAGAAACGTTCTTCCGATGTAGCTTCCAGTGTGGTACTGAAAGTCTCAGTGGTACGGTCTATCATCTCTTGGATTTGAGTTTGTGGTATACGCACTAAGTTACGTAGCCACTCTGCACCTGCCACCCCGTAGTTCTCGCGAATAGGTTTCTTAATTAAAAGTTCACCTTCGTGGACTGACAATGTAGGTTTAGGTAATTTAAACTCTAACGTACGAGATATTTCTGCTGCAACGTCTTCCTTCGCTGTGTTAATACGGTCGATTAAAGAGAAGTTACCGCTTGAAAGTACCATTAATTGCCAAGACAGATTGTCAACACGCTCACGCATATTTGAGTCCAAGCGACGTTTAGTACGACCCTGTGTTACACCAAGCAATAAGTCAGATGTCGCACGTGGGTCAAGGTTGGATAACTCGTCAATTGTCACAGCGACGTTAGTCCAGCGGCCGAAACGTTCTTCTATCGCATTAACCGTGTCTTTCGCGTTAAGCAGTAAGTCGCTAGGGTTACCCCATACACCGTTCATCATTTCCTGTGTAGTCGTTTTACCGTAACCAGGTTTAGTCATTAGGTGTAGCCAGATACCGTTATAGTTAGTGAACCGCATAAGCGAAGAACCTAAACTGCTTAATAAACAGATCTGTTGTTCCACTGCATTAATCGAACCCAAGCGACGCATTAATTCCTTCCACCCTTCAAGTGTTCCTGCTTGGTCAAAGTAACCGCAGTAGTTCTTAATGTTTGCGTGTGGTTGCACCGTCACTACACCATCTGGGCGATATAGTCTACTACCTAACAAGAACTGTGGCTTATTGCCGTCCCAGCCGAAGTGTTGTAGCTGTCTAACTTCGTCCATCATTTCCTGCACCTCATTTTGATAGGCTCGCAAATACATAATCAGCGTAGCCATATTCTTTTCAGAGATCGAAACTCCGGCTGAACCTAGACGTTGCTTCAATCTATCCGTTGCGTACCAGTCTTTCATAGGTAAAGACACTTCTTGGTACTTACCATTCAATCCAACGCGAAGCTGATATTTCACCATTATGTTTTGTTCGCCGTCTATAACTTCCACGAACTTGGTCATAATAGGGAACAAGTCACCTTTGAAGAAAACTTTTTCTACGTCATTCTCCGTTACAACTAATCCTTTTGCTGTTCGTCTGTACGGGAATGGTGGCTGTGGTGTCGTCGCTGGGCTAGTTGGATCATCGCCGCTATCACCACTGCCGTTATCGCATTGTTCTGCGACTGTGTCAGCTCCGTCGCTAACTGTTTCTTCTTGGTTCTCTTTTGCTGCTGGGTATTCCAACGCTCCGATCTCCAAGTTGTACTGCGGTATTTCGATTTCTTCATAATGCTCCGCTAATCTTAGTGGTGTCTTAACTGTCTCGTCGTAGAGATAAGGACACCCGTCGCATAAGTTGCCACACTCACGGTTGAAGTAACCGCACGTTGTTGGGCCTACGTCCATACTGTCAAGACGTTGTAATTTCTCCGCAGTGCGGTCTTCGTCAAAGCGAGTTGTTTCTGGGAAACGGGCTTTACATTTCTTACGTAAAGTCTCGATATGTTTATCTGCGTTCTCGCAGTATCTCATTACTCCAAGTACACCACGCCATACAGGCTCTGCGACTGCTTCTTCACCGTTTAAAACATATTGACCTACTTGGCAACGTTTAAGGAAATACTTAACGTGCTTAGGTTTATCGTCTTTAAACTCACTACGATCTTTCTTAACGTATTCTACGGTCTTAATTTTAACCGCTTCGATTTCTTCTTTGTGTTCCTTATAGTAAGGTTTCAAAGCGTTGGCGAAGTCGAGATAAGATATACTATCTGCGTCGCTAATAAGCTCCACTTTGTGTCCGTTCTTATGGTTTATTGTACCAATCGGACGTAGAATACGTGCTTTATCTGCGGTACACGCTGGGTCAGCGAGAAGTCCGTAGTGCTTAATAATTGCGTCGAATACTTTGGCTAACTTCCACCAGCTTGCAGCGTCTAAGTCTGCGTTCAAAGGCCAGTAAGCGTGAACACCACGTCCACTGTTGACCACCATAGGGTCAGGCAATCCTAAGTCATTCACGAACTGCCAGAGTTTCTCAATCGCAATTTCTTGTGTGGCGTAGCCGTCACCGTTAATTGCTTTATCTTCGCCTACGTCTAAGTCTAACCAGAACGATCTGAAGTGCGTAGTAAAGTCAGCACTGCGAGAGAAACCTTTGTATTGTTTGCCTTCGTATTCCTTGTCGATGAAACTGCGTTCTCTATCGAAACCACCCATCGCCATATATATAGGTCTACCACTGCGAGCATTGAGTTGAATTGTTTTGGCAAGCTGTTCGATTGAACCGAATGTTTTGTGTTTAGTTGTAATGGATGGTTTCCCGTCGTTTTTGAAGATAGGGTTACCTTCTGCGTCGGTGCGTTGCACCATAGTTGCCATTACTTTTAAGCCATTACTCGGTAGAATTTTAGAAAGATGTTCGAGAGTATTCATAATGTTGCACCTATAAACAAATGTCAGATCTTACTCTGCTTGAGGTGAATGGAAAAGCCGGTAAGCAGTTGCAAATAGATGCAACACTATGAATACTAAATAGAAAATTAGATAATTGAATTGTCATTTTATTCACCTCGATTCTGAAAAACACGGTGGCTCTGAAACCACCGTGCAGTATTGTATAATAAGTAGATTAGATTTGTCTAGTCGTCAAAATCGTCTAATCCATTTGCTAAGTTTTGTGCTTCAGTTGCTTCTGCTTCGCTAACTACTTCGCCAGAAGTGTCAACAACATTTTCAACTTTCGCTTCTTCTTTTTTAGCCGGAGCTTTACGCTTCGGAGCTGGTTTTGCTTTCGGTTCTTCTGCGACTTGTTCGTCTGGAACTTCCACAGGCTCTAACGCTTGTGGGAACGCGTCTGCTAAGAACTCTTTGACTTCTTCAGGTGTTGCTTCCGCAGCCCACTCTTTAAGTTCGTTGTAGTCATACTCAGTTGTATTCACCACGTCTGGGTGGTCCATACCCAACACAACCATTTTTACTTTCTTAGTCGGAGCAGGTTTTTTCGCTGGAGCTTCTTTCTTAACAGGTGGAGCTTTCTTCACCGGAGTTTCTTTCTTAGCTTCCGCTTTAGGTGCTTCTGCTTCCACGTTTTTAACTTCAATACGACCTGCTGAAGAAGGATTATTGAACGCTGCGTTGAACGGCTCCAACATTTCTTTTACTTCGTCGCTGTCTTTAAGACGTAAGATTTCGTCACGTTGTTCAGCGGTTAACGTCCAGTAGCCACCTGCTTTATTCGCAGCGATACCGAATTTGATTGTCGCTGTTTCCATTTTTGGTTTAGGCATACAGTGCGTTACGATAAACTGAGTTGGCACTGGCATTGGCGCACCTGTACGTGGGTGACGTTGGTTAGTCAATGAACGCATATACCAACCGTAGCTACCATAGCGACCGTTTACTACTACGTCGTCAGATAAAGATTTGTATTTAATTTCAAGCACAAATGGATCAGAGAATGAACCATCTTCGTTAACTAACACACCAACAATACGGCGATATACGCTACACATAATATTACCGTCAACCCAGTTTTTACTGATTTTGTTGTACGGACATTCTTTACAGCTATCGCAAAGTGGGTTTTCCACCGAAGTATCAGGGTGCTGACCGTCGGTTGAGTAACAGTCTGGAGCTTCAAACTCACCAGAAGCTTTTTGCTCGTCAAAAGTTTTCGCATAGTGGATGCGAGAGTTATAGGTACGTTGGTCTACGATTACAAGATCAACTTCGCGACCCATATCGTGTACTTCACCTTCGCTATCAATAAGTTCCCAATCCCCACTGTTACCCATTGATAAACGTGCTGCACGTTTGAAGTTACCACCGAAACCTTGAGCGATGTCTTTCGTTAACTCCGCTACTAATGTTTCGTCATAAGGAAGGGCTAATTCGCCCATATCTAAAATCATTAATTCTGACATAAGTCACTCCGTCTTATTTAAGTTTTCTTACTTTTACTTTGCGAACCGTAGCTTGTTCAATACCTTTCGGTAACTCTAAGCCTTGTTTCACTAAATCGTTCAATGTTGTACTGGTTAAGCGTTTTTGTAAAATCGCAAACGCTTCAGTGTTGTTAAGACCAGTACGCGCTTTTTCTTCTAAGCCTTTAAGTACCGCTTGCACTTCGTCGTTAGAAAGATTGTTTTCTTTCGCTAACTCGTGAACTGTGTCACCGTCAGCTAATTGTCCTGCCAATGTCTCTGCGAAAATCTCGCTGTACACCGGAGTCCAACCTTCTTCGCCTACGGAATAAACCGTCTCTGGTTTATACGCCACTGAAAGTAGCCCTGCGAATTTGAGTTCTGATACGTTGTCTTCCTGCATACGATATTTAAGTTCGTCTTCTAGAATAGCCTGACGTGTCTTCGCTCGTTTCTCGTCCGCTGCCACTACTTCTAAGCGGTCAATCGTTTGGCGATAGAGTTGTGCAATCGTTTCTGCTTTCGCTCCACGAATTTGCGCTCTAAGTTTTTCCAAGTTACTTTCTGTTACTTCGTCCAAGTCCATACGGTTTTCTAAGTTCGTTGCGATTTGAGCTTTCACTTTAAGTAAGTCGTCAGTGCTGAATTGACTGAGTGGAAAATACTTCGCGTCTTCCGGTGCTTGGAACGCACTGTCTTTAACAACAATACGTTTGTCACCGTCTTCTTCATAAATGTAGATAAATTTGCCTTTACCTGCCATCATTCACCTCTCTTGTTGTTTAAGTTGATACGAATTTTATACTGCTTTTACTCTACTGTCAACAACATTTTTCAATTAATTTTGAATTTCTTGTTTGTAGAGTTCTAAGAAACTTTGTTGTGCTTCACTACCGTTGGCGAGTTTAGCGTAGATTGCTTTCTCCAGTGGTGTCGCATAAATATGATAGATACCCATATTGTTTTTCTGTAGCTTAGACTGGATCCGTTTGTTTGCTTGGTCATATAACTCCAGACTGTGATGTGGTGTGAACCACACGATCGTGTCTGCCACGGCGAACTCTAACCCGTGTGACGTAGTCTTAGGGTGAGCCACTAACACTTTAACGCTCGGGTCTGTTTGGAACTTCTTAACCGCTTCATCGCGTCTCCTACCTGTTACTCGCCCGTCGATCCATACTGAACCATACTTCTTACTGCAATGTTCTTGTAATAAATCAACAACTGCCTTGTAACTGGCGAATACAATCACTTTGTTGTCAGAGCCTTCTATGATTTCGTCTAATACTTTAAGTCTTCCTTTTGGTGGAAGTTTAAGTACCGCTGTATCGTCGTCACCGTTTTGGTCGAGCTTGACCACACCTGCTGCGGTCTGAAGAAGTTTAAACACTAGAACCCCTGCATTAGCCGCAGTGATTTTACCTTCGCGTAGTGGTATCGCACCTTCGTGCTTTAACTTATTGTAGGCTTTCTGTTGGTCAGCCGTTAGTTCCGCTTCGTTATACATCATCTGTAAAGGCGGTAAGTCTAGCACGTCGTCCGCATTAAATCGAATCGCAGGTTGGAGTGCATTAAACACCGTGTCTTCCCACCCACGCTTCGGAATCCATTTACGCTCTCCTAGCTTGACCATAGTCATCGCTTGCCACGCACCCACTGTTTTAGGTACACGGTGAGGTGCGACTAATTTAATGAACCCGTACGCTGCAACTGGGCCACCAGATAGTGGAGTGCCGGTTAACGCCCAGACATACTTGCAACGTGTCGCCATCTCGTTCATTACTTTCCAACGGTCTGAGTTCGGGTCGCTAAACAAGCGAGCTTCATCAATGATTAAAAGTGTCTTATCAGTAATGTAGTTTTCCCATATATCTGACACAACCTTAATGCCGTCGTGGTTGATAATATGGAAGTCAGCCTTTTGTCTAAGAACAGACTTACGTACGTCGCGTGAGCCACGTGCTACTAAAGAGTAGCGACTAGCGAAAATTGCGTTAACTTCGTCGTGCCACGTTGCGCAGTTAGACACAGTACAACAGATAAGTACCTTGTCAATTACGCCTTCTTTGAGAAGGTAGTCTGCTGCCCAAAGACAGCTTGCCGTTTTCCCTGTTCGCTGTGTGTTTAACACAAACGCTTTCGGGTTCTGCGAGACAAATACGGCTGTTTCTTCTTGGTGCTTCATCGGATCATAAATCCCGTGAAGTTTCGGGTATTCATAATAACTTCGCATTGGCTCGAATTTCTCAAGTCGTGCGCCTAAGTTAGAAAGAATTTTATATGTATCAACGTTGTGGCGGACAGCCAACTTGTGACCGTCCTGTTTATACTTAATCCCCGCTTGGTCTAAAACAGCGGTGTACTTTTTAGGGTCTCGCACTTTCAGGAAAATTGCTTTCTTATCCTTGACTACAAGTGCCATCTTCAAACTCCATTACTTCTAATTTGTCTTTCCAGCGATATAGTGCTGGTTCACCCTTACTTAGACCTTCGATCCAGTTATCGTCACTTAACGCCATAACTCTAGCCGTATCAGTAAATCGTTCTATGTGCTTTACTGCATACTCCACGCTTTCGTTATCTACTACCCACGCAACACCACGTGCTTTATGAATACGGTCAAGGGCATAGGCTTGCAACACCGTCGGGTGCTGTTTAGGTGTCGCCTTACACTCAAACGCGAATGGTACACCTTTAATAATTGCCATTACGTCAGGAATACCTGTCTGCCCCATTCCATTTTGGACTGGCATATAATAGAAACAATCTCCCCCAAGTGATTTTAAGAAGTCAATAAGTTTCTTTTTAACTTTACCTTCCGGTGTTGCTTTAGCCATTTTAAACTCCCCAAAGAATTTCTACGTTAATCTTATCGTTGCGCAACTTCGCTAGTCTGCACATAAATTTCGTGAAAGTTACAATGCGTTTGAACCAACCGCCAATGAATACACAGTCAATATCAACCGCACCTTCCATCTGAACACTATACACGCGGTCAAGTATTACTTTGCCACCAACCACACTAAGAATAGATCGTACCACAGTTAGTTCTTCTTGATCGTAACCATACACTCTAATGCGAATAACTTTGCACATATCAGTACCTACTGTACAATAATGTTAGAAGTGCTTAACCCTTCCGTCGCTTTGCTCACAGCATTACGGATTTCGTCTGGCGATTTGCCTTTCGCCATCATACTGCGAGCTAAAAGTACCGCTTCGGCTTTGGTTTTTAAATCACCGAACGCCACGAAGTCTTTGCAATATGTAATGTCGCGCAAGATATTCTCGTATGCGTCGCCAATGAATTTCTGATTTTGATAAATCTCATTGGTCTTTAAGTGCTGCGCCATTGCAATTTCTTCTAACTGCTCTTTGGTCATATCCGTATAGATTTTGCGGAACTCGTCCCAGTCGCTTTTGGCCAGGGCGTTGTCAGCCTTAATAAATTGATCTACGTGTTTGTTGAACTTGTCGCGTAGCTCTACTACAAATTCTTCTGCTGTTTGTTTAGTCATAAGTTTTCCTTATCGTTTGTTCCAGAACGGACACGATTTTACTTGACACCACGGTAGTCCACCGTTGACTGTCGGTTTATTAGGGCGACATAATCCACCAGGATTAGGTAGCCATTCATTTCGCTCGGTTGCCCGTGCAATCTTTTCAATGTTGAACGCCAGATCACTTTTCATTTCGTCAATGTCTTTGCGAGTAAACGTCAACCCTTTTTTCCCATTCACGACAGGGCTATACTCCATCGCGTCTAGGAAGATATACGCTACCTTAATTTGATTTATATGCGGGTAAGCCATAAATGCCATAAGTGCGTAAGTTGTTAACTGCTTTCGGAAGTCTTCGTTGTCCTTAGTCTTCCCCGTTTTATAGTCGAAGATCACGGCCTTGCGTTCTTCGTGGTTAAGCACAATTACATCAGCCGTACCACCGTACCAACGACTTCTGTAATCACAAGGTTTGAAATCCTTAGTAATCGCCAGCTTAGTCTCTGGTAACTTCTCGCCTTTCATCGCTTCAAGCCTGCGAATGAGTGGCTCAAATTGTTTTGTTTCTTCCGGAAGATCTAACTTATCTCTAAGCCTTTCTTCCAACTGCTTGTGCCAACGTGTACCACGCTCAGTTGCTGCCGTTGACTGGAACACCACTTCTTTTGTAATGTACTTCGCTTGGTACTGTTTAGGACAGGTATTGAATGTACTTACTGAAGTAGGTGACTGAGGCATTAGTTTCATTATAGCTCCATCATTTCTTCACGGTTTAGTGGATACTTTGGTATTACATTATGTTCCCATTTTTCTTTTCCGTCATACTCGTAGCGACTAGACCACGTGCCGTCTTTCCACCAGATAAAACCATATATGAATTGTGGGCCATACCCATTGTCGTACTCAAAATTAATATTATCTAAGAAGTCTTCTAACACTTCTGCTGAGTGACCTTCCGGAAGATGAAACAACTGTGAGGATCGTAGTCGATCCGTGTGCTGTTCATATTTAAGCTGTACTGCTTTTACGTTATCCATACTTCCTACGTGTTCAAGCAGCTCGTCCTTTACATTCCTATAACCCATATTACGCTCCGTCGTGTCGGAGATTAGCGATAAAATACGACACTTCTTTCGCCTGTCTAATACAGTCGTCTAACGCGTTGTGACTAATTGCTTCCTGTGGTACGTCTATACCTGCGATTTGTGTTAACATTCGAACCGTACGAACTGACTTAGGCTCGCTGTACTTCCACGGTAGGATTAGGTTATGTTCTTTGTATAGGTCAGCTAAGATAGCGATGTCGAAGTCTGGATCACACGCCCATAAAGCGATTTTTTCATACCCTTCTGCACGTTTTACGTAGTGGGTGTCATTACCTACAAGAAAAGCCCCCAGTCTAACTAGCACAAAATCTATGTTGTCCTTATGCGAATTAGGCTTAGTTAGGAACTCAATGTTGTCGGTGTTCACCAAACATTGCTTAACCCACCACTGCATCGTGTTTACGTCGATATGGCGATTTGCTTGCTCAGACAAATCAAGCTCGTGATAAAATTCCCGCTCAATTTTGCCAGACATAGGATCAAATTCAACTGCGCCTATGCTTAATACCGCTGCGTTAACAGCGGTAGATAAGGTTTCAATATCAACCATTATGTGTTTCATTGTATTTTACCTCTGATTTTCTTCCGAAGTCATACTCGCCTACTACTGTAACAGTTGGGAAAGGTCTAACTTGACGTATGTATTGCAATTTATTACTTACTTCTCCTTTCATCGTTATTTTTTGTAGTACTATCATGGGCGTTTGCGCATAGTCATAGCGAGATAACTGCTCTTTCATAGCTGGGACAAAAAACTCACCACGCATACCTTCCACTGTAACCACACTTTTTCCAAACTCTACACCTTTACCTTCTACTTGTTTTAAAAGCGCGCGGCGGTAAGTCTCTAGTTCTAGTTTATGAAGGCATGAACGCGCAATAAGGCATTTCTTTGCTAAATCGAAGTCTGGCAACACGGATAAATCTTCTTCTATGTTACTAACTGATACTGCTTCCTCGTAGGTCTGTTCAAAAATGTCTGGCTTACATGGGTAGAACTCACCTTGTACGCCTTTAATGATGTAGTCACCGTAGCTCGCCTGCATCGTACCTTCAAGGGTATGAATTTTTGCGAAAAGTACGTCACCGTCAAAGATATGTACCATGTCTAAGTCAATCCAATCTGGAATACCTGCTTCAACGTTTTCTTTAGTTAGTTGCCACGCGTCAATTACAACTGGTTTTTTACGATATTTAGTCATATATTTCTCCGTTTTCCATTTTGTGTTTAATTCATTGTTGACCATTCAATATTTTCATAGAATTCACGCAAAAAGCGTAATTCAGCGTTATCGCAATTTTGCAAAATATAATCTCCGTCTAAAGTTTTACCAACAACTTCAAAACCACCAAACAATGGTGATGCAGTACGGGTTACCACTAACTTTTCTTGAAAAGCTTTCTCCATAATTTCTGCTGTGGTCAGCTTTGGTTCTTCCCACATACCAACGATGTCTTTCCCACTTATTGTAGACGTAAATTTACCGTTGTCCTTCCAACAAGCATTAGGATTTTCAACTGTACCATCTTCGTAAAATATAATTCCGACCAATGGGAACGTTATTTTTACTCCGTCACCGTGTGTGTAGTGATCTGGTACTCTATAATAAAGTATCGCTTTACTACCATTACGTAATTCAACTGCTTCTCCTGCCAACGCTTTTTCTAAATCAAATTGTTTCATATTAATACCCATTCACTAAAATTCTAATTTGTTCAAGTGTTTCGTTGACTTCGATATAGTTCTCTCCGTCAATATTGGTACTTAGTCCAACTATCGTTTTACCGCTAAATACACTTACCGCAACGTCAGTAATAAGCTCAACATTAACTAAACGCTTGGTGTTGTCTTCGTACTGTGTTAACTCAATTAGTCTTGCCATATTATTTTTCCTCCAATAAGCTTATTAATCCAATTACACTCACGAATAAACACAGAATACTCAGTGCTACTTTTACATAACTCTCATATAAGATACCCTGCATCAACAACATTCCTCCAACAACCAACCCAATTATGTTAATCATCGTCATTTGCTAGCTCCCCTAGTTTTTGTTTTGTTACATAAAGGCTACGTAAACCTTTACGACCTGGCCCGAAGATAAATGCCACCGAGCTAAAACTATTTCCACCTACACTTTCGCCAGACAATGCTGAGACGAACCCAATACGACCTAACATAATGTAAACCACTGCAATTGCGTTCTTCGCTGCATAGTGAAACCACTTAGTTGAGCAGTCATTTTTCAAAAGTGCGACAGTATAATTTCCGTTCGCTGCTTCTGCGACTGCTTTGTTTAAGAACGGTTGAACGTTTGAGTAAGGTGGGTTCAACCAACATAGGTTATTATCACCCCACGGTGTTGCCAACGTGTCCTGTTGCTCCGTGATAAATCGCTCACACTTCTTGTTTTGCTCCGATGCACACACGTCAAGAAGCGGTAAACCTTCAGGTACAATCTCTTTCACTACGGCATAACGGAGTAACCCATCTACTATTTCTTGCGGTGTTGCCCAGTAATCTTTGTGTAGTGGATCAGTCTTACTGAAGTTAGACCCACCTAAATTTCGACCTTGTTGTTCAGTCATCATTCACCTCTTTTTGCTTGTCGCAGTTGCACCGACTTAATCGGTGCTAGTCCTGCGGTTTTTAACCTTGACATTAAGAAACGTGCCTTCTTAATATTGCCTTCTGTTTCTATACCGAGTCTGTATTCGCTGATACTTCCGTAAACAGAACTTAACACTATGTTGTCTCTATTCACGTGGAGTATTTTCGCAATCTCTCTTATTAGGTTGTCTGCACTTCTGTGTGCGTCTAACCGTGCGAGATCGATTGTCAGGTTGAAAATAATCATACTTCACCTACGCTTCTCTAAAAACCAGTTTCTTTTTGTATTTATAGTCTTCATCATAGTAGCTTAAATCTCCTTTCGGGTAGTCGGCTACTTTATATTGAAGTCTCGCCATACACCATTTTTTGAAACCTTTTGACCCAACAAACATAACATAGCGATGTTTACTACTACGTACTACTCTTACGCTGTTGTCTTGTTCTTTGTCGTAGTGTCGGCTGTGCTTACCTTCTGGTACAAACTTATCCGTTCTTGCCGGTGTTTTCCCTGTATATAACCAGTTACTCGCTTGATAGATCGCACCTACGTGGCCCATATCTGTATCGGCGTAGCTAACCAAGATTGCATTTCCGAATGTTCTTTGAAACAACGAAATTGACGCTGATATAAACTTACTCTCAGGAAAGCCTACACCGTCCTCGACATACAATCTATTTAGTTCATACACGTATTGTTTCGCTTCTGCTCCGCACACGCCTACACACAAAGAATTTGAAGCTGGTTTACCGATTGTTAACGCACCAACAATGTGTCTTGTTTCTCTGTCATACAACGCGAAACTATCTGTTACTTGTGGTCTACGTTTAAGATAATGCTTTGTTTCTATCAGCCCTTGTATTTCGCTATAAGAACACTGGCATACTACATAGCGTTCAGTTTCCATTATTCACCTCTTATTTTATTAATTATTTTGCACACCCATAACGTTTCGCTATATCTCCGTCTGACCCTAGTGGTAAGTCAGAAGCCCAATGTGGAGGTTTAGCCATATAGTGTTGCATAATCTCCAGCACTTCTTCCGCAATATCTTCTCTGCAACAAACGATTAACTCATCGTGTACTTGCATAGCAAGGTGTGCGTCGTCTCTTGACCAACCACGCTTGCGAAACTCTGCTTTTATCCAACCCATTTGTGTAGTTAAAACAATTCGAGCTAGTGCTTGTACGGCATTTTCAACCATACGACCTTCAAACGTATTCTCCCAGTCTGGTTTTTTGGTACGGATATTTCTACCCCAATATACATACTGATCGAACCCGTTCTCATTTTTCTCGCATCGTATATCTCTATACACTAACTTCATCCCGTTAGGTAGAACAACACAGTTACCCTCTAACTGAAGAATACCTTTGTCGTCAATACCCACGTTCATACCTTGTACCATAGCACGAAGAACAGCTTTGTATTTTCGCCAGAAAGCAACAATATTAGGTACACTTGCTCGATAGCTTTTCACCCAACCTTGAAGTTCCTCTGAAGAAAAGTCTTCACTTCGCTTGCCTAGTACCACACGTAGTCCGTTCTCACCAGCTTGGAAACCAAGCCCCAAGATTTGCGATTTACCAACGAAACGCATTGACTTCGTAATTTCTTCGTATGGTACACCAAAAGACTTGCTCGCCTGTGCTTTGTAAATATCTTTCTTTGCTACGAAGGCGTCTAGCACCCATTGTTCGTGTGCGGTATACGCCAATATGCGGCACTCAATTTGGCTTAGGTCATTCACTACTAACGTTTTCCCTTTCGGTGCTTTCACACTATCGCGTAGCCCTACTTCGTGAAGTTCGTCTTCGTCATTCTCAACCCAACCTGCTCTTGCGAGTAATACCTTTCCGTCAGATCCTAACTTCATAAATCGGTCTACTTTGCCTTTGTAGAAAACGAGTCTACCGTAAGGTGTATCTTTGCCTACTACTTTATTTCGATTTAGGTTCTGAAGGTTGCCTTCGAAGCCGCCGAAGCGACCGGTTCGTGCGCCGTAGTATTCGATGCCAACACAGAGTTTACCTCGTTCTGCTTTACTCAGAAAATCTTCTACACGTGTTACGGCTTGCGATGATTTGTTATCAAATCTGGCTTGCGCTAATTCACGTACTCCTTCATCTTCGTGTTCGAGTAATTTCAAGAACTCAAGGTCTTTCTTCGCAAACGCATATTTTACTTCGCCTTTTGTGTTGATCTTTGTCGGTGGTTCTACACCTAATTTCATCAATGCTTCAGCGAACTTTGCGTCCGATCTCACTTCCTCTAATGTTACACCTGCTCTCGCAAGGCTTTCTTCACGCAGTTGGTTAACGTTAGCTTTAACTTCTTCTAAAACCTTCGTATCTAACTCCATAACAGGGTAAGTATACATCTCGATTGACGTAGTCATTACGTCAATTTCCTGTTCTGGGAAGCCATAGTAGTCCAAGAAAAAGCGATACGCTGACCAAGTTAAGTCCACGTCCGTAATACAGTATTGTGCATACGCGTCGTATGCTTCGTCAGTAAAATCACATAGGTGCTTACCGTCTGCATCGTGAACTTCCGTTCCTTTGTCAACAGCGAATTGTTTTAACTGCTCATTCTCATCTATGGCTGAACCAACCCACGTGCTACCGTCATTGTTCTGCACACATATCCATCCGTATTTCGTACGTAGCTGACGAGTAATCACGTCAAGTGAATTACCATCCCACTGTTGAACTGCTTTGCTCATTAACATTGTATCAGCAATCTGGCCAGGGTAGACATTATATTTTAGTCCTAAGATTGACGCGTCGAAAACAGCGTTTTGCGCAATCAATCTCACGTTTTCCCAACCGTATGCCACTTCAACGTGATTTATCCAATCTTGGATCTCGTGAGGGCGAAGCCATTCTGTATTACGATTTCCTACTTTTACCGCTAAACCAATTATCTCAAATTTATTGTCACGGATATACTTTTCGTATGTCATACCCTTCGCTGCTAATGAATACTTAGACTTCTTACAATAGTAGGTTTCAAAGTCAAGCGTAATTTCAATTAAGTCTTTCATTATTCACCTCTATGTAGTGGATTAACGCACCCTTCGTAACCACAGGTGCATTTATATGGTGGTGTAATATCTACACCGTCTTTTAATACTAGGTGATCGTTATGCACTTCGCAGTTATCGAGAAAATCGATGTATTCCATTTCTGCATCAATGCTATCGTCACACTTGTATGCTTTTTCTAATTCGTTTTCCTTGCACTGTCTGATAAAGTTCAATGCGAAGGTTGATAAATTGTACGTGTTCTTCAACCAATATTCGTTCTGGTCGCTATCTCGCACGTCATCTAAGTTACAGTGTTGTTTTAGCTTAATTAAGAAGTACGGGTACATACTGGTGTTATGCTTTAGCATTTTTAATACCGTTGCATACGATACGTTAAGCTCTGCGCCAATCATTGTGGCTTCGGTATGTACCGCTAAACTAAATAACTTCTTATTAGCTGCCATATCAGACTTCGTATCTCCTCGTCTCACTCGACGTGGTTCTTGTTTAGTTGCTGTACCCAGAATGATATGGTCTTTGGCAAAACAACGTGGATTACCGCACGTTGTTGTAAATCTTGTATTGACTGTGGTATCAGGGAACAGTCTCATCCCTCTTGCTGTGCGAATATTTATGTTGGTGTATTTGCCGTTAGGTAATCGTTCACATACTACTGGGGAGTTTCCAGACATTGCCCCATTCCAAATTAAGCAATCACCTTCTTGTGTGGTGTTAGCCTTTATGCGCTCCGTCAGGCTTTTGCGTGTTCGTGCCATTTCGCCCTCGTTCTATATCTACAAACTGTGTCAGCACCGTCTCGATATACTCGTTCATTGAGATACCGTGCTTACGTGCTTCACGTTTAATCATTGTTCTAAGACTGCTGTCAATCGTCAGCATAAACTTCACTTTCATTATACTTGCACCACGTTATAAATTTATAGTGCAAGTATAACTTGTTTTCTTACTGTGTCAACTTTAATCGTCAACATAACTGTCATAATTATCTTCTGCGACTTTGATAAAGTCAGCTTCGAGACTATCCCAATCTAAATACTCCGTGAGGTCTAACCCCGCTTCTTCTGCACCTCGTAATGGGTTCTTCATCCAGTCCTCTACTTGCGCTTCAACGCACCGCTCCTTGCGAGAAGGCTCCGGCGGTTCTAACATATAGTCCATATTCATTTACTCACCTCTACTTATCGTTATAAAGCACTATGCTTGACGTGTTACCGTCTTTATCTGTTATATCTACTCGCACTTTTAAGCACTTAGGTACGTCGTCAAATACACCCATAAGTTTACTTACTGCAAAGCCGTCTGCGATTACAGTTCGTCTGCCACGATTGACAAAGCCTTCTACGGTTGCGCGGGGTTTAAATGGTTCACCGTCTTTCGCGATAGTCTCTATGCCACCGTTTTTGATCAGCTTTTCTCTAAACTCTACAAGTTCACCTTTCTGCATTTTGTTACCGCTAGGCTCAAACCAATAGGTCAAAGTACGTGGCTGTTTAAATTCTTCACGATACTCCGCTTGTTGAGTAAACCATTTCACAAATTCTTCAAGTTTATCTGTGCGATAGTGCATAACTTGATGGTCTTTGTTTTCTTGCTCGTATTGCGTCAGCACGCTACCTAACACATTAAACACCCAAACGGGTGCAAGTACGGCTTCCAGTGGCACGTCTACTCCCTTATTGTAGATATTATAAGGCGACGCTACCCAGAACATTGTCAGGGCGGTTTCTGGATCGGTCTGCTCCCATAGTTCCATCAGTTTATTGGTTACAAACTCGTTCATCTCACGCAATTTTACTTCAGTAAATAGCTGTGCGTTCTCCTCGTTCTCTAATACGACTTCCCCGTCTTTATTGCGACAGATAATACCTAACTGGATATTCCAAGCCCAACGTTGATCCATTAGTGCGTCAGCTTGTCGCGTGGTAATGGTTGTAATACTGCGCTTTGTTACGCTATACACGCAAGTTCTGGGAACAAGTCTCTCCCCGTCAGTTTCGATCTCACTTCTACTGACTGCATTACACACCATAAGATCCGCAATCTCTCTCGCTTGTAAACGTTTTAAGCGTTCCGCGTAGTTGTTCACCACGCGTTTACCGTTCTTGCGCTTGTTGCTACTCTTTGCCATTTAGACCACCTCTGCACCTTTTAGCTCAACTAATGTATCTAATATGTTGTCTAGCTTTCTATATGCGTCTTCTGCTACTTCTAGCGATTTATATTCCGCGTGGAATGACACTAATTGATATGCGTTTTGTCCTATGCTATATGTATCAACCATAGCAACCGCATACTTACCTTCTACATACGCATTTAGCTCTATTTGTATATTTGTAAATGCTGATACTCGTATATGTCTACGTTTTAGTCTCTTCCATTCCATTTAGATCACCTCTACTTTTATTTTGTCAATCTCCGCGACAAAGTGCTGCACAATTTTAAATGGTACAAACTCGCCTTGTTTCTCTAAGTAGGCTAACACTTCAGGCTCTAACCACTCGTCCACGATATGCGATATTGAGCCGGTAGAAATACCATTAGGCAAAGTAAATAAGATTGGCGTATTCAAATATTCTTCGTCCGTTGGTTTTTCTTTAAAGCGTTTGTTCATTTCGATTGTGGCTTCCTGTGTTAGCTTTAGGCTCAATGCACCTTCAGCCAAGCACTTCATTACAACTTGAAGGACTTTCATCATACCTTCTTTGCCTGTGGCTACTTCTTGCGTTACTTTTCCGTTCATTTTTACTTACCTCTAAACTCTTTTTACCTTACAAATAAATTTACCGTCTAGCGTATAAACTGAATTCTCCATCACGTTCTTCATATCAAGTGCTACGATCACCTTTTGCCCGTTTAGTGCTTTCAGCTCGTCAGCTTTGTATTTATGACCGTCTAACATAACCGCTCCACTTTTTACCACGCGACAAATGTCGCCATACGATAATGCCATTTTTTACTTACCTCTACTTTTCTTTTTATATGTTGCATTCATAAATGCCGATAGTTGTACTTTATTTTTGTCTAGTTTTGACTTTGCTTCTTCTGTAATGTCTATAAAAGCATAGTTCTCAAGCTCCATTAATAGTTCATCTAAGCACTTCTGCACCTGTTCAAAGCTCCCTTTCCCATCGTTCTGTAAATAGGTATTGTAAACCTCGCACAATAAAACACGCTTGTTTTGTACTTCGCTTTTAACTAACATTCCAAACGGGTTTACCCACTCAAAGCACACTATAAAGGGGAAGTATGCTGTCTGTGGCACCCGCTTTTCTGTTTTCATAAGTTGGGCGATTGCTTCCAATCGCTCCTTGATTTGTTCATTTAGTTCTACTCGCATTTTGCTACCTCTACCAAATACTAATATCAATCATTTTGCACCCGTCAAGCCACACTTCAAGCGCACGGATTAAGTCGTTTAATGCTCTAAATTGTGCATAGCGATCTAAGTCGTTCACACGTTGCACCACATCAAAAAGTTGTTGATAAGCCACCTCTACCCTAACTGTTTCTTCAAATGCGGTTTTTTCTATTGCCTTTTCCCCGGCTAAAATTTCTAAATTAGACCGTTTATCGCCGTTTCTAGTGTCGTTCTTCTGATACTGATGCAAAGCAAGCACTAGATCGGTATTGATAAAAAATCCAATGCCTTCAATATTTGTTGCGCCTGGTACTTTATCCGCCACCCACTCTAGAAATGATGGATATTCTTCCAGCTCGCTCGCTGTAACCACTAAATCGCGCCCGTAATCCATCATTTTTTCACGCAAGCGTTGTACCCATCCGTCGCTTGCGATACCTTCATTTAATGCTACACGGTAAACATAAGTCAGTTGTTTTAATTTTTCGATCCCGTTCATAATAAATCACCTCAACTTTTTAATAATTAAACAATCACGGTTTTCACCGTAAATTTTGCTTTTGTTTTGCTTAAACCTAACCCGTCCATATATCTACGGATCGCTTTTTCTCTTGTATGAGCCGTGATAACTCTCGGCATAAAGTGCATCGCTCCACTTTGAAGCTCTGCGGATACTTTAAATTTACGCATCTTTACGCACCTCTATTTTTATTCTTCTGTTAAAATCTTGATTAAGTCCACGTCATAGCTATTTTCTAAGCCTTTCAATAAGGCTTTATCAATATCGCCTTGACCTTGCAAAATCTCAGCGAATACCTCACAACAATCATCAGGCGATAGTTGGCTGTGCAATCTGTCGCTATATCTAAACAAGTGCATAAAAACATCACGCTCTAAACCTTGCCAAGCAATAGCATTTAAAATCTCGTCTAACCCTAATTTCATCATTTTCGCACCTCTACTTTTATTCTTAACCTAAAACGTACCCTAATACGCAATTTTTAACCTTGTCCATTCTCGCTTCTACCACTGGCAATCGGTCGATCTCCGCCTGTGTTAGTCGCTCCTTGTCTCGTTGCAATGCAACACTTACCGCTAAGGCGTGATGCTTCCCGTATTCACCCGCATAATAAAGGCGAACAGTGTCGCCTTGACTGATAAAAACACCGTGCAAGAAGTTGCCACCGCTACTTGTTAGAAATAGCTTATCTAATAACACCTTGACCATAGTTAATAAGCCCCATAATAGTCCCACACCTGGCCATCAATTTCTTGGTTAGTGTAACGGTTGTCTTCTGTTGGTGCGTTGGCTTCTAGCCATTGCTCAAGCTGTTCAGCGATAATAGCTAAATCTTCTTCATTTAATTCACGATCCCACGCATCATCCGTAAGGTGTTCAATCTGGTTAAACAGAAATTCACCGTAAATATAGACCAACATATTGGCTATTTTACAAGGCTCAATTTCTGTATAAGTTTCCCCAAAATTATCTACTTCATAGTTTCGCACCAGACGGATCGCACTCCATACACCCACGCTATCTACCGCACTTTCTGCCACGTCGTCGAAAATAAATGCATAGTCTTCGTTGAATAGAAAGTGATGCAAATCGCATCCATACTGCCCGACGGCTTCAGGTAGGCGATCATTAAATAGTTCGCCTGTTCTGTCTAAAATTTTATCGTTGTTAATGTTGTATTTTTCAAAGTTGATAGTTTTCATTGTGTTAATCCTCGTTTTCTGTTAAGTCGTCAATGTTGATCCAGATTGTATTTAATAGCGATTTTGCGATTTTTCTTTGCTCGTCAAATCTCGCTTGCTCCACCTGTTTTATACCCTCTTTCTGCTCTTCTCTCCAAAGTTTAAGAAGCTCAAACACTAAGCGACCTTTGTCGGTTATGTTGAGAAAATACATTACATTGATATAGTCCTGCTTGTGTTGCTCGTCTGAAAATCGGATATACTTCATCATTTCTTCGGTTGGCTCTACTTCTTCAATCAACCCATTATCAAGCATAATCGGGATTGTTTTGGCTCGCTCCGTGCCTTTCTCTCTTTTAGCGTATCCTTGTTTGATAATATCGCTTAAGATATTAAATGATCCGTAGTTTCTTAGTGCTTCCATTAGTTCTTGCATATTTCCCCCTAATTTTTAAAGTTGATCGTCTGTTGTGAATTCTTTCATTTTGATACAAATTCCATAGCGTTGATCGAAATGTTCATTGCTCCGACATTCGTCGTCGCTATTTGCAAATCTTGCACTATTGCCTGTTTGCTTTTGATAGTCCGCAAGCCATTCACGATCCATTGCTTCTACTGCTAAAATCGCCAAGCCTGCGACAATTGCGAAAGGTAGAATAAATTTGATCATATAATGGTCACCTGTAATTGTCTTTTAAGTTCTTCCGCAAAATTCGCATCAAGTTCGAAATCTTCCCCATCTTGTGCGTTTACCTGTAAAATAATCTTCCGCCCTTTGTAGTCCATTTCAAGCGTATTATTTAGATAATCAATTTCCATAAGTTCCCCCTGTGGTTGTTAATAAATACACAAAAACCGCCTAGATTGTTTTAGTTCCAAGCGGTTTTAATTTATCTATTCAAAAATTTCTTTTAAGTAGTAAATGTATTCATGGCCATCAACTTCTTCGATACTTTCGGCTAATGCACCAAGATCAAAATCTTCAATATCTTCGCCTGTGTATTCTTCCCACATAGCGATCAAATCTGATCGCCCGTAACTGTCATTTAACCATTCTTCAAAGGTTGGTTGCCCGTCTTTCCACTCGGTGAATACTTCGTGTTCTTCGTCTTCTAACCACTCAGCCAACACGTCCAAGTCAATCGGGCTGTTCTCAACGTTCCAACAACTTCTGAAATTTCCGTAGCCGTCTAGATAGACGGTATCACTCCAGTTTTTCACGTCACCGAAAAATACCATACGGGCAAGCTCCACACCGTCTTCGCCCGTTAGTTCTGCGAAATCTTCCACGCTGTCGTAGATATGCGCATCACCGTCTTTATCGCTTGCGTATTCGTTCCAGAGTTGTTTTAAGTCTTCGTATGATTTTTCAGAAAGAAAGTATTTAAAATTTTGATTAGCCATTTTTGTTTTTCCTTATGTAAGTTAGTTTTGTTTAAATATGAAGAAAGGCGATATTTTACCGCCTTACAAGTTATTAGATCTCGATGTATGGTTTATCATTCCAAGCGCAAATTCTCGGATCACTAAAACAATGAGCAAAGGCTTCCGCTTCTGTCTCAAATTCTGCTGTCTCGATTAGGTTTAGTTCCATATCAAAATAGTAGTACGTTTTCATAATTCCCCCTAGTGGTTGTTTAGTTAAGTAAAAATTAAATTTATAAAAAGCCGTATCGCCTGCGCTTAGTCTATCCCATAACTAAACTGAGCCAAGCACACAGTCGCAAGTGCGACCGTATAGACTGCACTTCGTGCGGTCTTAGCACGGCTTTTGAAAATTTAACTTCTACGTCCGCACCTCATAACTGCGAACGTAATGTTTTTCATTCACGCTTTTTTATATATCGACACTCAAGTGTCGATATAGATTGCACATTAGTGCAATCGTATGATTCCAAATTGTTAAAGAGCATTTTTATCTTCATGGCTCCCCCGTCTTGATGTGGTCATTATATCAGTTTTTTGTATACTGTCAAATGATAATTTAAAAATATTTTAGTATTTTTGCTCGTTTGCTTATTTTTTAATCAGTTGGGGTATTTTCGATGGCTCAGTGGTACCAGGTCAGGCGATTAATAAAATTGATAGATAAAACTTTTCACGGATCGAAACAATTTTGGCTAAATTAAGTGAATTCTGCTACGCTAGGCGAAAAAACAAATGCGAACAGCACAAAAACCCCGATCCCGTTTACTTTTCACCCGTGCCTGCTTGTTTATGCCTGTTTAGTCATCAAAACGGGCGTGGTTTTTTAAGGCTGATTTTGGCTGTTTTTCGTTTAATATCAATAACTTGAAATCTTAGGAAAATATAGCGATCCTGTCGATCCCGTTTACTTTTGAGAGAAGGCGTTTGGAAAAAGGCGATGAATGTTTAAAATTCTAAGAAAATAAAAAATGTTCAAAAGTGACGTAGTTTTTGCACGCCGAAAAACGTAGCGAAAAAAGAAAAATTTGGCCAGAAGCTCCCCTATCTAAAAACAACGGGATCAACGGGATCGCGATAAAATCCTAAGAAAATGCACCTAAAATCCCACAATGGCGATCTAATAATTAAATATATATAAATATATATATTATAAGGCTTTTTAGTCTTTTCGCCTTTTATTTTTCGCTGTTCTAATTTATTTTCTTCGGGGATTATAGCGATCCTGTTTTGCATCCCGTTTTGCATCCCGTTTCTGCTGTTTTCTGTGTACTCCAAAACGGGATCGGTCATATTTTTGAGTTAAAAAAGTGACAACATTCGCAAAAAAATCGCTGAAAATTTACAGTAGAGGCAAAACAGTCTATACGGAGACTAGTGCTGAATGTATATACAGTTGTTTTTTGTTCATTTTTTAAACAATGGTTAAATTTTGTACAATAGGTTTTCTCTATCACGCCTGCACACCATTCATTGATAAAACTTATCGCTCTAAGTTATTGAAAGTAAAAAAGAAAATCCTGAAAATTCTTAGGTTGCTCAAAATTTATACTAAAAATAACCCTTTTGGGGTATGGGAAATTAAGGATTTTTTGAAAGGTTTTGCCTATTGGTTTTTGCCGTTGCATAATTATGCATCAAGGTGTGCAGGAAATTGCATAGTTATGCACCATAGATTTTGCCTATCACGCCTGCACACCATTCATAGATAAAACTTATCGTTCTAAGTTATTGAAAATAAAAGCGAAATTGTTGATTATGTATGGAAGTGATAAAAATTTTGGGGTAAAATAACCATTTAAGGGTATGAATAATTATTCATTGTGTGGGAAATCATTGATAGACTTAACCAAGCGATGCGGAAAATCTAGGCATACTAGGAACAGGTAAGGCCAACAAAGTGCGGTCAGGATAAGCACGGAAAAGCGGGCGACAAAGTGCGACCAGTCGGAACATTGCGACAAAGTACAGGCAAGGCGACAACAAAAGACAGAGCGACCAAGTTAAACAGAATAAGACAAGGAACCAGCGACAACGCAAAAATAAAAAAAAGCACTCGGGCGTGCCACCCACCCACCCAACAAAAATATGTCCATCATCATCACTTGATGATTTGGTGTACTCGGGGTACTTAGTGTATCTAGGTCGCTCGCTACGCTCGCTCTGATATAGGTCCCCGCCTCGTCCCTCGTCGGGGCGTGGATACTACGAAGCGCGCTCTGGACACCCCCGTGGGTTTGGACCGTAGTGACCACGAGGGGGAAGGTAAAAACACAGTACTTTACACGCGACACTTCGCCAAATCCACTCACCTCTACTGTTTTCTATATACTGCGGCATCTACGTCAGCCAAGCCGAACCGAGTCATACCTAGCCTAACCGAGATAACTAAGTCACCAAAACGATCACACTTCTCCACCCACCTCTACCTTTCTTTATACACCCCCGTGATGGACCAGCCACCCTATGGGTAGGGGTATGCCTTCGCAGGGTTAAAATTTTTCCATAAAAAATCCCAGAGACCGTGGCGATACTCTGGGTTCAAACTAATAAAAAGGAATTAAGGACTGCACTCTGAAAAACAACTTTTCAACTGCAGGGCCCATTATACTACTTCGCTATTCCCTGTCAACTTCTTTTGTGTTAATATTCACTAACAAGATTAATTTATTATAAGGTGGTGCAATGAACACAGTACAGGTTAAGTTGGAAGACACTTATCACGACAAGCTACTGGCATTTTGCAGTCGCAATGGTGCGACGAAAGCGGACGTAATTCGCTATATGATAGACACACTACAACTAACAGAGGTGAACGATGTCGAATTTGACAGATGGTATGACAACTTCCACAACATCAACTGAAGACGACAATAACCAACCGGTTGTCCCAGACCTATCTGACATTTTAGAGCAAATAGACTTTGACGCGAAGCCAATGGAATATGGGAAGACAGCCGGCCAAGGTCACTTCCACGTAGGTAAATGGGGAGCGTTAATTTTAGAGCTTATCGCCAATCCTGCGGACGAGGAGTCTATCTTACAGACCTACGGCCTCACTAAGTATCAGTATGAGAACTTAAAGGCCAGCAAGCTATTTCAGCAGGTCTATAAAGAGACAGAAAGTGCGGTACTTTCGCAGGCAGCCAGTGGGGCGTTTCATTTAGCGGCGCGTAGGGTAGCAGAGCAAGGGCTTACGGTAATGGAGAACATTATCGCCTACGGTGAAGATAAAGATAAAATCAAAGCCTTTGAGACGGTCACTCGCCTGGCCAACCTTGACCCGGCTATTCAAGCGAAACTTAAAGACGATAAAGTGGTACAAAGCGGTGTTCAGCTGGTGGTGAATTTCGCTCCTGGGCTTGAGCCGCCGAAGGCGTTTCAGGGAGTAAACAATACCATAATTGATGTGCAAGCGGAGAAAGTAGATGAAATTTAAATTAAGTGAGAAGAATAAAGAAGCCATTAAGAGCAGCTTACTGGTTGGTGTGAGCTTCGGATTATTTTGGTATGGGATGGTGTCTTATGCGTGGAGCGACCACGTGAGTGCTGGCCTTGTGGGTTGTGTGATGTTCGTAGTGGGGCTATTACTTGGCCTTGCAACGACGTGGTATACCAAGGAGTAATTGATGTCGCAGATTGTGATGCCGACCTATAATCCGTCTCGTACTGCGGTGGAGTTCCATAACAGTGACCACTTCGTTCGTGGCGTGGTGGCCGGTGTAGGGACTGGGAAATCGGTAATGATGATCCAAGAGCTACTCCGACGTGGGTTTGCTCAAGACCCTGGTGTGGACGGGGTAAGACGGACACGGTTTGGGTTGGTACGTGCGACTTATCCGAGTCTTCGGACAACCACGGTAAAAACGTTTAGCCAGTGGATACCACCTCTACTCTCTCCTGTTCGCCAGACCGCGCCAATGACAGCGTTTTTCCGTGGGGGACTACCTGACGGGACACAGTTTGATATGGAGTTTATCTTTATTGCGTTAGAGAATGCGTCAGATGTGCAGAAACTAAAGTCAATGGAGTTCACGATGATATTCATAAACGAGGCGCGAGAAGTGGCGTTCGAGGTTTATGATACGTGTAAAGAGCGTGTGGGTCGTTTCCCTACATTAGACCCGTTGACTCGGCTTGGTGGTTGTACATATAGTGGGGTGATTTTTGATAGCAACCCACCGGACGAAGACCATTGGATTGCGAAACTAGACCGTAATCCGACTGAGAGTAGTAAGATTTTCCACCAACCTGCGCCATTTATTGAGAAGGTTAACGCCAAAGGGGAGATTGAGTACATCGACAACCCACTCGCAGAGAACTTGGAGTATTTGAACCAGAAACCGATGCAAAACGGTGTACCTTGGACTGTTGAACAACGTCGTGCGTTTGGGTATGAGTATTACAGACGTATGTTGGACGGCAAGCCTAAGCACTATATTGACACCGAGATTATGGGTAAATATGGGAGCAACTTTGACGGACGACCTGTGTATCAAGAGTATTGGTCAGAAGATATGGTGTGTGGCTATCCATTGGAGTCTAAGTATGGCTACCCGGTTATTCTTGGCATAGATACCACAGGTCTTAACCCTGCGGTGGCCTTCGGACAGTTGGAGATGGGGGTGTTGCAAATCAAGCACGAGTTGTTGGCACTGGATATGCCGTTCGTACCGTTTGTACGAGACGTGTTAAAACCGTTCTTAGCGCAACATTACCCAGGTTGTCAGGTGGTGGCATACACTGACCCGGCCAACCCACGAGATAGTAACCGAGGGGAGACACCTGTTCAGGTGCTTCGCCAGTATGGCATACAGGCACAGAACGCACCGACGAATAAATTTAAGGCACGTATAGATAGTGTGATTAGCTTCTTGCAACGCAGAGGTGGCTTGTTGATAGACAAGCGATGTGAGAAAATAATCAACGGCTTCCGTGGCGGCTACCACTACCGACCATTGAACATCAGCGGGATAGGGAAAACCTATTCGAGTGAGCCAGTGAAGAACGAGTACTCGCATCTGCACGATGCTGTACAATACCTTTGCAACGGCATACGTCACGGCTCAGATAATCAACAAAACCAACATTCATTTAGACGTGCAGCGTCTAAGCGTGTGTACTAAGGGGTAGGTAATGGAAATTAAAGAACACCTAGGTCTTGCTAAAAAGTTTAGCGAGAGCAAAGGGGAGAAAGCGACGGAGTTTAAAGACAACCTAGCACGTATGGTGAAGTCTGACTTTGACGCAGCAGTGCGACACCGTTCGATGCACAAGTTCGGTGATTACACCGCAGAAGAAGTGTTGCAGAACTGCTACGCGCAATATTACGGTGAAGTGCCGTGTGATATTAAGGAAGCATTTGGTAATATGCCGATGCCAAGTCTTACGCAGTTGAAAGTGAGCGCACTTAATGCGTGGATTAGAGACTTATTGTTTGGTAGTGGTGGTACACCGTTTACGGTAGAGCCTACGCCAATTCCTGAGTTGAATAAAGAGATTGAAGACGAAGTGCTTTACCGTGTTAAAGAAGTAATCTTCGGTGAAGTAGAGACAGTCTTACCTACATCTAAACTGGAAATGGAGAAGCTGATTCGCCACGAGAAGAAGTATGTTCGTGACGCTATGTTAGTAGCTGCTAACAACGCAGCGAAAGCGATGGAAACGGTAATGTGGGATCAGTGCATTGACGGTGGCTATAACAAGGCGATGAAGAAGTTTCTACAAGACTTCTGTATCTATCCGTATGCCGTGTTAGAAGGCCCTGTACCAGAAGTGCGGACGAATTTTGTGTGGAGCGGTAACACACTCAAAGCCAAAGACGAGGTTGTGTATGCGGTGAACCACGTGAGTCCGTTTGACTTCTTTTGGTCATCAGACAGCACAGACGCACAGGACGGTTCGTATGTTATCGTTCGCAAGCGTTACTCACGTCAACAGCTAGTTAAAATGGCGAAGTTAGACTCTTATATTAAAGAGAATGTAGTGGCAGCACTAGAGCATTTCAGTGACGCTAACACACCGGTTAACTGGTTGGGCGGTAACCCAGAGACTTCTGAGAACATTATTGCGTGGGACGGTAAGACAGCATTAGAAGTGCTTAAGTATTATGGGGCGGTACGTGGTGCAGTGTTAAAAGAGTATGGCTTAAAGGACGTAGAAGACAACGAGTATTATGAGTGTATCATTCATACGTTAGGTTGCTTTACGTTAAAAGTAGTGATTAACCCTAATCCTAACGGACATAAACGTCCTATCTATGTAACAAGCTACGAGAAGACGGGGAATGGCGTAATGGGCTTCGGTATTGCACAGAAAGTGCGTGAAGTTGAACGTGCGTTCCAAAGCTGTCTTCGTGGTATGATTAAAAACATGGAATACTCAAGTGGCCCGATTGGTGAGGTTGACTTTAGTCGTATTCAGCAGTGGATTACTGACGACCAAGTGGGTGATATTGAGCCATTCACGGTGAACCCAGTTGATCCAGACCCTGTTGGTGGCGGTCGTCCTGCTTATATGTTCCATAACTTCCCGAACAATACAGCAGCGTTGAGCAATGTGTGTCAGTGGTTTATGTCTCTCGCAGATATTATGACGCAAATTCCAGCGAGTATTCACGGTCAACCGGTAGGTACAGGTGCTAACCGTACGTTCCGTGGTATGTCTATGTTATACGGTAACGCCTTGAAAGGTGTGCAAAGTGGGATTACAAACATTGACGACGACGTCGTCTCTCCGTTTGCGACCGCTTTATATATGTATAACTTGAAATACAATGACCGTAAAGACATTAAGGGTGACGCGAAAGTGGTTGCTCGCGGTGCAAGTGGTCTTATGGAGAAAGAGCTTAAGAAAAATGATATGCTCGAAGCAGCACAGGTTGTGGCGAGTCTTGCTCAAACAGGACGAGTTAAACCAGAAGCGATCGACAAAGCGGTTGAGCGTGTGTTACAGGCTCTTGACTTGGTTGACTACGACCTTGACGACGTTATGGATAAGATTAGCGGTGCGGATGACGCACAGGTTGACCCAATGGCTATGTTACAGGACGCACCACAAGGTCAACCACAACCAGAACAGATTGAACAGTAAAATAATTTACATAAGTTAGTTGCTACTTACTAACTTATGTAATAGAATGTGTTGTAATATCAAAATAGGGGAAGAACTATGAGTTCACTAAATGGCCGTAAAATGAAACTTGGCGACGTAGTTTACGATGTACTGAAAGGTATGGGTCAAGTAGTAAAAGATGGCGGTGGTTCATTGAATGTTGTTGTTCGTTTCAAGGAAGGCGACGAGTTATCTTACGCGCAAGACGGTACATTCCAAGGTTATAAACGTTTATACTGGAAACCGCCTTACATTTTAGAACCTCGTGGGCCGGATGACAAAGCGTATGACGACGCGATTGCGTTAATCACACCTATCTATGAAAAGCTGGTAGCGCGTGAAAAAGGCAATAAATAAGTGGCAGGACTTTATTTGGGATAAGGTGATTGTCCCATTCGCAGACCTGTTCAGAATTGATTGTGAATACTGTTGGTGGTGGCGTGGATTCTTCGTTGGGTCGATTGCTACCACGCTTGTGTTCCTACTTATCTACAAACTAATGGAGTTGCTATGACGTGCGAAGTGTCAACAAGTCGCAAAGTCGGTAATAGTGTTCAAGCTCAAGACCGAAACGTGCTGTTCAACGCGCGTTCAAGCAACACTATTTCGCATATTTTCCACGTAGATCCGTGCGTACCATTAAAGATTTGTACGTTTGGACTATCAGATGGAGAGTATTTGACATTACATAAAGTCCACCCTAAAGCAGGTGTAATGCCACAAGGTAGCGGGTGTATTTGTAGTGCTGAACCTGGTTCAACTACTAACATCGAAATGAGCGAACCGTTTAAAATCGGTGGTGAAGTAGTTAAAGTAACAAACGAAAACAGTGCATTGTTCTTAACAATCCCTGGTACATTTATGCTTGAAATGAGTAGTGCTGACTTAATCGGTAAGATTTTTTGTACTATCTCTAAAGCAGAGTGCTGTTGCTTACCGAATAAACTAATTATTGGGAACTAACTATGGCTAAAACAGTACAAATTATCTCCCCTGACTCAAATTCAACCATATCAAAAATCTTCCAAGTTCGCTCTGGGTATGCTATGGTTGTGTCATCATTTAACTTCAAAGGTGTAGCTACCGACGAATACGGTGAAGTTACTCGCGAAGGTGATTGCGCAGTATTACACAAATTGAAGATAGAACACGGACAAATGCCACACGGCAACGGATGTAGCGACAACACTTGTCATACGTGTACGTTTGAAGCAACGGATTTAAAAATCGTTGGTTCAGAGCCGGTTATGGTGTGTAACGAGACCTTAACACACCACTGTGGGCAGAACTTAACTGTCCTCGCAGTACCTGGTTTCTATATGTTCGAGTTGTGTAATGCACAATCGTTAGGTGAAGTCGCGATTGAAGTAGAAGAAGTTTCTGCTGAGACTGCGCACTTGATCCCACAAAACTTTTTCCACGGAGCTTAAAATGGCAAGATGTATGAAATGCGGTAAATCAGCAGGTATTCCTTCTTCTATTCCTATGAAGGATATGCGTGCTGGTACAATGCGCACCGTAACAACAAGCGCAGATTTAGCTGGTGCTAAACCTAAGTTAAAAGACCAGCGTGGTATGAACCAAACTAAACTTAACGTGAAGAACCCTCTGCGTGGCTAAGATTAGATTAGGTGTTTACACCGTTACTGAAGAAGATATGAATATGTTGACAAAGCTGTTCGCAGACCCGCTAATGGCCCAACAGTTCGTATCTTTTTTGGATAAGGTGAAGCGTACCAACGAGCAATTGCACGGTCAGACAGCCCAGATGTATTTAATGACTGACTCTCCGGAGCAACGTGCTATGTCCTTGGCCTATAAAGGCAAGGCGGAGTTTGCGTTAGAAATGACGCAGTTAGTTAAACAAGTCAATAAATAGGACACGGATTTATGGCTAAATATCAATTTGCGGATCAAGCCCGCAGAGTTCTGGAAGAAAACGGAGTAGTTGTTAATGATGACGGTACTACTGGATTCGCGAAACAGCCAGAACAAGTCGTTGTAGGCGGTGAGCCACAACAAGAAGCACCTGTACAAACTACTAATGTAGTACAGGAAGCACCACAGGAGCAACCAACTCAAACAGAAGCACCTGCACAAGCTGAACAAGCTACACAGGTAGAGAAAGACGAGCGTGATCGTTTAATCGAGATGCAACGTCAAGAGTTGGAAGAATTACGTGCGAAAGCAAACCAAGCTCCTACACAAACACAGCCTGTTAAATCAGAGCGTGAAACAGAATTAGAGAACGAACTCGCAGCATTACGCGCGCAGCTATCTGAGAAAGAAGTAGCGCAGTCAGCAGACGAGTTCCGTGCTATGTTGGAAGCACAAGGGTTCGACAGCGAGAATTTAGACGATGACGTGTTATTAGAAGTACGTCGCCAGTTAATCGCACCTACTGCGAAGAAATTATCTGCGTTAGAACAACGTCTAGCTAAAGCGGAAGAAAAATTCCGTGACCCTACTCCAGCAGAACTTCTTGAGCAAACCAAACGAAATGCGGTACAAGAAGTTAAGAAAGCAATCCCAGACTTTGACACAATCTTCAACTCAAAAGAGTTTAAAGATAAGTTAATGTCTACCGACGACCGATTCCCTACGGCAACTTATGGCCACGCTTTACAAGAAGCGTTAGAGAACGGACGTTCAGACTTTATTATCCGTGAGGTGAAAAACTTTATGGGTGGTAAGACAGATCCTTTAGCGTCTATCGCAGACGTAAGCGGATCAAATGGTGCGGGTAAAGCATCAGAAGCGAAAGCGGAAGAAAGTGGCTTTACATTCACCGATGAGGAAGCTAGAAAAATGTTGAGAGCATTCCAAATGCGTGATATTTCTCGACAGGAGTATAGTGAATATCGATCAAAACTGGACGCACATCGTCTAGGTAAATAACACAATAGGAGCTAACAATGGCGCAAGCAGGTTTAGGTTCAGCGTCCGGTTATGGCAGTATCCACGATACTCCTCTCGCAACGAAAGGTTACCATAGCCGTATCATTGAACGCGGTTGGGAAAAAGACATCTTAGGTGAGATCGTTAATACCCGTATCGTAGCGCAAGCGTTCGACTGTAACCAAGTCGTAGAATTTATCTTACAACCGGACGTAGGCCCGTGGCGTAAGTATGAAGATAACCAAGTTATCAAACCGGACACCGTACAAATCACTTCGGTGCAAATGACTCTTTGTAACCAAGCGTACAAAGCGATCAAAATCGATAACAACTTACAACGTAACCTTTGCCAATTCTGGTCAAAATTCGAAGCAGGTTTCTTAGATTCTTGCTACCGCGAATTATCTGGTATGTGGCACAGCTTCGTATTATCAGCAATGGTATTAGAAGCAGACCGTCGCAACAAAGGTGCTAACGCTGGCCGTGATCGTTCAATCAACTTAGGTACAGTTGGCGATCCAGTTCGCGTAACACCAGGTAACTTACCTGTAAACTTAATGAACTTACGTAACGTATTAGTACACAACAACCGTTGGAAAAATGGTGAAATGTTCTTAATCGTTCCACCTGAGTTCAGTAACGTAGTTATCCAGTCTGAATATCGCTTAGCGGCTGATATTTCTTGCTGTAAAGATCCGTCAATGTTGTTAACTGGTGAATTACCGGGACAATTAGCGGGTTTCCGTACTATTGAGTCAATGCGTACAATTAGCGCGTTCGACACAACAGCGAACAAACAAGCGTATTACATCTTAGCGTTCTGGAAAGAAGCGTTTGCTTTCTATGGTGACATCACCGAAGGTCGTATCATTGAAGATAAAGACTACTGGGGTCGTCAATATCAAATGGCAGCGTTGTGGGGCGGTAAAGCAATTTACGGTGATGCAATCGCAGTTGGCTATTGGACTTTTGAGTAAGGAGTTTAAAAGATGGCAAATGTAATGCTAACATTAGGTGGCCCATACCGTTACAACCATTGTTCAGTTGGCCGTAACACAGTCTACGACGAAAGCACAAATGGCGTAGCAGAACGCATCGCGGGTGAGTATATGCACGGTTTATTTACCGTTGGTAACTCTTTAAACCCTATGTTCAGTGAAGGTCAAGCGGAAGCGTTAGACTCTGCTAAAGTGGTAGCGGGTGATTTTATCGGTTTATTCGAGATCCCAGCTAACCATACGTTGTTAGACGTAGCAGTTCGTACGTTCCCAGTACAAGCTGAGCGTGGTTACCAAGGTAAATTAAACGCTGACGGTTTAGTAGTTTCAGTAGAAGCTCGCGAATACAGCCAAGAAACGTTAGAACCTACCGGTAAAACCATTGACTTAGTAACAGCGTTAAACGGTGTTGCAGTAAATGAAGCCGCATTCAAACGTAGTGCAGTTAAACCTGATGAAGGTGGTCACTGGATTGAAAGCGATAAATTTATCGTATTAGGCTTAAAAGTGGATAGCCTTCCTTCGGAAAAAACTGTCAAATTATCTGACATCACTGCTCGCGTAGAAGTGACTGGTCACGTGTTTGACTACGAATGTCCTATTCACGTTTAATTACGGGGCGTGGGGTAACACCCACGCTTTAACTTATGGCACGAAAATTTACGGACTTAGCCCGCCAAGCTAGAGAACGTTACAACCAACAAACAGATGGAGACCAAGAGATGGCTCAAGATACAATGAATGTTGCCCCACCAATGGCAAAAAAAGCAAAATATTTACGTGACGCAGACGGTAACTTATATCCGTGGGTTCCTGAATTAGCGGCACGTGGTGATTTAGTTGCAGCTTATGATCCTGACAAACCAGACGCGTTTGCAGACGATCAAGCACAGATTGCGTTAAATCGTGAGTTAGAAATTGCAAAAGAACGTGCAGACGCAGAAGAAGTAGCTCGCCTTGAAGCACAAAAACGTGCGGAAGAAGAAGCAGCTAAACGTGCGGAAGCAGAGAAAATCGCTCAAGCTAACCAACGCAACTTATCACAAGCACAAGAAGCACTAGCACGTCAAGAAGAAGAACACGCTAAACAAGTAGCTGCACTTCAAGCACAAATTGACGCAATGGCTAAACAACAAGCGGAAGCTGTTATTGAAAAGCCTAAAAAAGCTAAGAAAGCAAAAGCAGAAAAACCTACCGAAGTAGAAGTTACTGCTGAAGTAGAAGTTCCTGTTGAAGAAGTGAAAGAAGAAATTAACTTTGATGAATTGGATGACTAATGACTACGATTAGTGACTTGATTGTCCGCGCAGCGCGTGACTTAAATGACTATACAGACGGAGTGCCTAACAAACAATTCCAACGCTGGTCGCAAGAACAGCTGCTTGGTTATTGGAATGAAGCACTTTGCGTTATGTATTCTCTCAATCCGAGTAAGTTTAAGAGCGCTAAAGTAGCTAAGTTGAAACCTGGTATTAACCAAGTGTTTGACGAGTGCAAGCGTGTGCTATCAGTCATCGGTGTAAGCGATAAAGACGGAAATGTGCTTTATGAGATCGAGCAAGACTCTGAAGACAAGAAGTTAAAATGGGGTGGTTTCAGACCTCGCCATTGTACGACGTTTACCCACAATCGTGATTTTAAGTTAACCAGTTATCGAATTTTGACAGATAAGGACGGCTCGGTTATGGTTAAACCAGCCGTACCTTATGGTATGGACGTTCATCTTAAGTTTATGTGTGAAACACCACCACGTGAATTTACGATGAACAATTTAAGTGCTGCGGCAGAACAATCGAACTGCATTGACGTGACAATGGGCGTACACTGGGTATTGTTTCGAGCGTTGATGGTAGATGAAGAAAGCCAGTCGTCAAATTCACTCGCAACGCAGCACTTAAACTTGTTCTTTAAATTACTCGAAGTTAAAACAGAGAATGATAAAGATAGCAACTACAATCTGGAAGGTTTACCAAGTGTACTTAAACAGGTAGTTGCACGTGAAATAGCGAGATACCAGTTGGGGATTAAATAATGTTAGACCAAGTTGAAACTGTACCATTATCCTATTTCATTGACGAACTTATGTTATTAGACGGAATGGAGCAGCCAATGGCGGAAGATTATATTCGCAAGGCTGCTATTGACTTCTGTACTAAGACACAGATTATCAGACGCACCGTAGAGATTGAATTAATCTCGTGTGCTGACGAATATTTACTGGATCTTGAAGAATGTGACCGTGTGGTGAGTATTCAAGAAGCCTGTGGGTACGAGGTGCTAAGCAAAGAACCTTGTACTGGACCGAATTGCAGCGGACACTACGTATGGTACGTGTCGCCAAATAGCTTAAAAGTTAGCCCTACACCTGTCGTTAGTGGGGACAAGTTAAGGGTCGTGGTGGCCGTTGCACCTAAACAAGATTGTTGTGAGTTAGACGAACTCTTATACCAGAACTATCGCGAAGCGATCATTGATAAAGCACTTTCAATGTTGTATAAGATTAAACAGGCACGTTGGTTCGACTTAAATCTCGCAACCATACACGAAAGAGATTACAGACAAGCTGTCACCCTAGCCGGAGCGGATAGATTACTCGGTGTTAGACGTGGCAAAATCCGATTGAGAGCAGGTGGTATTTATGGCTAATTGTGGTTGCAAGCCGTGTAGCAAAGAGTTACCGGACGCAAAAAGAAAATGTAAAGAGTTCTCGTTGTGTGTAGGAAACAAGTCGCTACATTATGACGGGAACTGTTTATATGTAACAGACAGAAAGTTTAAGATCCCTAACGGTACATACACGTCAATCACCTTCCAGGAAGGTTGTATTGTAGGGGTTGGCGAAGCACCTTTACCTGTTTATACACCACAAGCGTGTTGTGACGGTGAAGCCCCGACTAACGTAGTACAAGTTGAACCACTAACTACGTCTGATGAGGTTGGCAACCTCGCTAAGATTGAGAACAACAAACTCACCGTTAACCCTGCGTGGAAGAATACAGACACTATTACGGTTGGTGGTAATGGTACTACTGACAAACCGTGGAAAGCGAGCGTTAAACTTGACCCTACGCACAACCGTATCTCCAGTAGTCCAAAAGGGTTGAAGGTAGAATTAGAGTTCGCTGACTCTGATACTGTTTCTATTGAAGGTACTGGTTCAAAAGACAGCCCGTACAAATTCAATGTAAATACAATCCGTGCGTCTCTACCAGAGATTAACGCACAGGAAGTGGTAGGTAATGGATTCACCATTACTAAAACTGGTTTAGTGAAAGCGGATCCTAACTTAAACATCGTAACAAACTTAGAGTTTGCGAGCGAAGCGTTTACCGTAATTAATACTGGCGTGGCTACACAGG